TCAGGGGAGTGCTCTTCCCAGCATGTCTCCGGGCCTCTCCCAGATCTGCTTGAGGACCGCAGCCAGCTCGCCCGGATCAGCTGTGGCGCACATTTCATCGACCTCATTACGTTCACGATCACGCCACTCGAAGCGATACTGTCGATCACGGTGATCGGGCCGAAGCTCAAGGTGACGGTCCAGCGCTTGCCGCGTGCTCTCGCCGGCAAAGACGGCCACCTTCACCGGCGGGTTGTGCGCTTCCGCGAGCTTCTCGATCCGCTGCGCAAGCTTTGCGAGTTTGGCGTTGGCCATGTCTAGTCTCTGTTTTCCCAACTGATGCCCGCGGCCGATTTCACGAACAAAACCAAGCCGCAGGCACCGATTTCTTTAAACGCGAAACGCAGACGTGAACTTCGGACGACCATCAATGCGCGCCGAAAGTCTTTCGAGTTGCGCTCTGGTCGCCAGAGTTCGCGTGTCCGTTGATGATTTTCATGCTTTCAAGCTCGGCCAGTCGTTCTTCGATTCGTTCGATCGTGATGGCCTCAAGCGCAGCCCTCATCTCTTTGAGGACGTAGGCCAGTTTTGTCGCCTTATCCAAAGGCAACTTCCCGGTTCGCGCTTCGCGGTAGACACAGCCAAGCTCACGCAACACGCCGGCCAACGAGTCCAGATGCCCGACGCGCGGCACTTCGCCAGAGACCTTCTTGCGAGAGGCCTGGCTCACGCGCTTAGCTGGTGTCTTCGCTTTGGTCATCCGGCCGCCCGCGCTGCTTTTTCGTATTTGCTCCATTCGGCATCCCAAGCAACGAGGTCTTCATCCGGGGTCGTGAAGTCCGGGGTCGGTAGGTCCGCTGACGCCGAGCGCCGTCCGCCCGGTGAAGTCGTGCGGGTCTGCCTTTTAGGCTGGTAGCCGCGATCCGCGGCTAGTTCGTAATAGAGCTGTGCGGGGCTCATGCCGCGTTGAATGGCGAGCTGGGCGACGCCAACGCGATCCTGATCCAGCTGAGCTCGACGCAGATCAGCCGGAGTGTTGAAGCCAGCTTGACGCGCGGCAACCCAGCTGCGTGCATCATCATCGGGCAAGGATCGCTCGAGCTCTCGGACACGGCTGGATTCGAGATGCTGGCAGGCGTCGTCATAGTCGGGCGTGGTCTCGCGAATGGCCTTTTCAGACTCGATGACGGTCCCCCAGAATTGCTGTTGCTGCTGTTGGTTTTCCAGCGCTTGGAACTTTGCCTGAAAGTGCCCAATCGGATCTTCGGCAACGTCGGGAATGCCACTAAGCTGATGATCCAGCGCATGATCGAAACGTGCTTGCTCAGCTTGTTCTAGCCATTCATCCGCTTGGCGCTGTGCGGCAGCTATCCGAGTTTCGGGCTTGTCATCAGCACCATCGTCGAAATCGCCAGACGGTTCGTTGCTTGCATCATCGGCCAGCTCGCCATCGTCAGGAATGCCGCCGCCACATGTCTCGATCAGGTCTTCCGACACGCCAACATCATTGTCGAAGGTGGCGTCACCGCTATTAAAATCGCTGTCCATCATCTCGGGTTGCTCCAGTCGTCAGGGCCATCTTGAAGCGCAGGGCCGACTGTCACATCGTCGATGTGTTCGAGGTCGTGCTCGCGTTCCATCAGGGCATACTTTTCGAAGTCACTGCGCTCGCGCTGAACACAACGCTCGACGGCCGCCTGCCAAGGATCAACCTTGTCCAGCCGTGCAATTTCCTTGTCCGTCAGGCACCGTTGGTGCGTGCGCCAATGTCGGGCATCCTCATCGCAGCGGGCCATACGAGCCGTCACGCGGCCAAGAACGTTCCGTCCGTATTCACTCATGCTCGATCCCCAATCCAATGGCCTTGTCTTGCCGCCTCCATAACTTTCTCAGCACGGGCGATGTATTGCTGACGAATGCGATCAGCTGCAGCCTTCGCTTCTGCTTTAGTTTGCGGATCACGCTTGCGCTCCCACTCTGCCTCATTGCGGAGATCGCATTCTCGGCGGCGCGCGTCCCGTTCTAATTTGTCCAGGTGGTTGAACATCTGATGCTTGGCGTTCACTGCCCCAAGTTGGGGCTGCCACGCTCCCCAAGCCTTGCGGAGGTCCGAAATAAATCCGCCAGCATCGGCGATGTCGCGGAGCCACTGCTGCATGTGCTCCAACAGCTTGTTGTTGGCGTGCTCTTCCGGAGGCGGTCCCAGGATGTGGCTATAGGGACGACGGGCTCGCGCCCTGTTCAAAACCGATAATGGAATTGGTGGAGGGACAAGGAACTCATTTTCGCGACGACGTTTCGCAAGATCAGCCAACTTCTCGCGCGCCGTCATCTCAGTCGGCGCAGGCGTCTCAACATGGTTCACAAGTCGCTTTCTTCCCATCTTCCGTTCCCTCAGTTGAGAAATCTGCCGGCACACACACCCCACCGGCAGCTGGGAACACTCGACCCGCCCGAGGTCTTTCACGCACTCACGCCCACGAGCCGCTCCTACCAACGATCGAGAGCCGAGCTCTCTGCTCAGGATCTTCGGCAGTACGCTAGGAACACTGTTTCATGGATCGAGCTAGCCGCGCCTTGAGCTCGATGACCTCTGCGGCGTCGACCACTCTTGTTCGAGGTCCAATCCGATGAACGTCCACGCCATGCGCCGCAAGAATGCTGAGAGCTGTGCGAGGATCCACGCCGAGCTCTTGCGCAGCGTATCTGATCGGAATGTTCATTGCCCCTCAAAGTTACTTTGAATAATGCAACTATTGTAGCAGAAACAGTAAAAATTGAAAGAAAAAACAATAACAATCAATAATCATTCAGATGAATGGACGCATGAATACTTATGAACGATTATGAATGAACAAGCTTCGCTACGGGAGGGTTGAGCCAGGGCACTGGATGCTTAACTGCGCCCCACCACAACACCCAGCCTGCCATTATCGTCCTTCCAGATTGCGACGTGATGATGCTTGAGGACATTCCGGAGTTTTTCGAATGTGCTGCACCGCGGATCAACTTCGCCGTTCTCGATGCCCCGAAGCGTTCTTGGTGACAGCCTGGCAACCTTAGCCAGATCAACTTGACTCCACCCCATTCCAGCTCGGGCAAGCTTTAAAACCATTGGGAGGTCAGCCGCGGTCAAACACGCATGATGTGGAATTGATGAGGCAGGAGGCTGCCCATTTGCGGCAGGACGATTCCCCCTTAAGGCAGGAAGCTGCCGAGGACGGCATTCCTCTAAAGCCACCACAGAGGCAGTCGGGTTAGGTCGTACCTTCATTAAGTTGCGCCCTTGAAAAAAGCCGTCATCACACAGTTTCTACGCAGTATTATCTGCGTCATCACTCTATGGTGCCCCTGACGCTAGCGTGGAGCCTCGCCATTATTTCTGAGTGCCGCAAGCGCTTTGCCTCAATCACAGCTCGCTCGTTAGCTGTGAGGATTTCCTTCGGGAAACGGTCCCATTTCTCTGCTGACGCTTCGGCCAGCTTGGTGATGTTCCACTCAGGAATCTCACCGTCATTCCGCAGCGCCTCATTCAGCAGCTTTAGGACGAGATCAGAGCCCACATAGCAGCCCGGTTCGCCAGGAGGCGGTCCGTGATCATTCAGACTGCGCATGACTGCTCTGTGTCGCTCGTAGCTCGTTTTTGGCTCCTCTCGGTGTCCGCCCCACGTGTAGCTCGAACCAAAAACCTCAGACTCCCATCCCTCCTTATTGCCGGCCCCATAGTGGGCGGCGGTACGCCACTTCCAACTACTGCGCGTCAAACGGCAGACTTCGTTGAGATCTTGCACGGTCACGGGCCATGGGTTGTTGATGTTGTGATAGCGGAGATGCTGCAAGGCGTACTCAACAACATCGGCCTCAAAGCCAGCACACGCTTCCGCATAAAGCTGTACGCTGCGCACCGCATCGGCTGAGGTTTGTGAAGGACCCGCAGGGAACGCGAGGCGAAGATCACGGATGCCCTCCTGAATGGCTTTGGGCAGTTGCGGCCTGCTGTCGGTGGTCGCGATATGCCGACCCTCTCTAACGATGAGTTGGTTAGTCATGTTCGTCAGTCCTGAATGCTTGTTGAAGGATGTCATCCATGCTGGGTCGCTCACGCGACTTTCTGCGGCCGGAGCCGTTGAGGCCGGCCCTACGCTGGTTGTGAAGCTCGGTCTGGATTTCTTTTTCTGAGCGTGCGCGGGCCTGCGCCTTGGCTTGATCGAGCTGCGCGTCGGTGATTTTGCTCGGAAGCGCCCTTGAGAACCAATTGACGGCGCTGCGCCAGTTATTGCTGTTGGCGTTCTCGCACGCACCATCGAGAGCCAGCATGGCATTCGAAACGGCGATCTGTAGAATGTCAGGGTCGGTTGTTCCGTAGGGCGCTATCGCTTTGAAAAACGCCTCGTCGGTTTTCGACCTATCGATTCGCTTTGCAACTAGATCGGGTTCTTTTCTCCAAGCGCTGCAGATGCCGTTGAATGTTTCCAGCTCTGAATCAGAAATCTCAAACCTGATCGCGCCATCAACTACTAACTTACTATCTGAGTTATTCTGAGTACGGGTGAACTGAGAACACCCCGCTATGTCATTTCGTTCACCCCGCTCGGCTTCGGGGTGAACGTGGTTCACGTCGAAATCAGGACCGGGGTGAATATGGTTCACCCCGCTTTTGGTTCTTTCGCGGTCCCGCAGTTTCTCGACAAGCGCATTTGGGGCGATGCCGCTGTAACGATTCGTGCGCCCTTTTCCAGGAACGTGATATCCCGCGTTGACCTCGATTCTAAGCCAGCGGTCGCGGACCTCGCCTGCGATTTTTTTGGCACCCCTGTCGGTCAAGCTGCACTCGCGGGCGACCTGCGTATAGCTCATCGACGATGATTGTGCGTTGTCGTCGAAGAAGCGACCGATGCAGAGCAACATCAGTTTGACTGCGGTCCGCTCTTCGCTGAGCCAAATGCAATCGAACCAAATCCGCTTCGCGGTCATGCCCGCAAGGGGGTCGTTATCTGGGGGTTGGTTTGCCATCGCCACCACACATTTTGTGAGTGATGGCGATCTGGACATTGAAAATTCCAGTCAAACGCGCTACATTCAGCGCCATCGGATATTTGAGTTCTAATTGTCGCCGCCCCTCGCACGGGCGGCGTTTTTCTATTTCAGTCATTTTCGCTGAACTCATTCTTTTAAGGGCACGTACCGAATTACGATGATACCCTGGCGACCGGCGCCACCACCGCCCTGACTAGCGCCACCACCACCACCGCCGCCGCCATAAAAGCCGCCGTTACCACCCGGAGGACCCTGCCAGCCGCCGGCACCTCCCGACCCGGGACCGGCCGTCTCGTCGCCCCCACCAGTTGCGAGCCACGAAACCTCCATGTTTCCAGCCTTGGGCCCACCGGGAAAGCCGCCGCTTATCCCGCCTGCCGTAGCGCCACCGCGACTCCCACTTGCCCCGCTTTGACCATTACCGCCGTTTCCATTCGGCCCACCCGCGGCACCGCCTCCACCGCCGCTGCCGCTAAATCCAAAACCACCCGAGCCACCGGAGAACCTAATTGTTCCAACGCTCGCTGATGCGGATCCGCCGGCGCGGTTCTGTGAACCACCGTTCCCGCTGTCCGCCCCAACGCTGCAATTGCTTAAACTTGTGCCGTTAAACCACGTGTGTCCGCCGCTGCCGGTGCCGCCAGTCCCAGGACCAACGTGGTAGTCGATCATCGCACCAGGCGTTAGGGAAATATTGGAAACAGACGCGTACGCCCCACCTCCGCCGCCGTCGACGCCGTTAGCAGCACTGTTATTGCCACCTCCGCCAGCTGCAATGCAGTGGATATCATTGTCAGCATCGTTCCAATCGTTTGGGACTTGCCATTGGCCAGCGCCGGTAGAGGTAAGAAAAATGACCTTGCCGACCATAATCGGGGATTTCGGATAGATCACGTGAGCCGGAGGGACAATCACGTCAAATCCTCCCACTGGTGAATATGACACCTCAGCTCCATCCCGCCTGCCGCGCAAGCTTCTTCGCTGTACGTGAATATCCAAAAAAGAAAGAAGATCGCAACGGTTGCAATAGTCACTAGAACCGTGTCAGCGATGCCCGCAGTTTCGAACGTATTTCCACAATGATCGCAGCGCCTTTTCATCCCGTCACGCCTCCGGCAGTGACTTGAGCCAAGCAACGGCGTCTTCGTGCAAAATCAGATTTTTTCGTCCGAATTTGCGAGCTTTTAAGTCGCCTCGCTTGAGCGCTTCAAAAATACGGGTTTTGCCCACGTCCGCGAATTGCGAAAGACTCTGAGGTGTGTAGGCTAGTTTCTGTTGGATGCTTTCCATGGTTGCCCTCATGAACGGTTATGGTCATGAGGGCTAGAAATGAACGATTTTTCGGAAACTGTGACGTTGTAGAAAAAATTATTTACTTCTATTTTTTTTCCAATGCTGGAGATATTTGATGATCGTTTCGGCCTTTAGGTCCTCGCCAAACGCCTCACCAACAGCTAGAGCAAACCGAATGTATGGACTGTTAGCGCAGCCGTCCTTCAGGCGCCCACTACCAGGTTCCCGTTCAAAATATTCAAGATAAATTTCCGGAAACGAACTCGCCAAGATGTCCTTCAAAGACACTTTGCTTGTGATCTCAGCTATTTTTTGCATTTCATGGCTGCTAAGCGTGGCGGCAACTTTAAGCCGTTGTAAGCTTTCCACGTTGCTAGCGAGCCATGCCAGTTTTTCAACCGACTCCGGCGGCGCATGCTTGAAAAAGAAATGTGTCCACCCGAATAGGTGCTTAAACCCCTCCAGGTTTTCAATGTGAACCACCCGCGGCACTTCACTATCGCCGTTCCAAGCAAGCCAGCAAATTACGTGTGAAGTGTCAGGTTCGTGCGAAGCGTCAAGCAGTTGCAGCAAGCGCTCTAAGGTCTTGACGATGTCGTCAATTCGCCTGCGATCCGCTTCAGCCTCATCACGGGTAGCTTTGAAGAACCTGTTTTCTGCGTGGTGATACCAACAACGACTGAGCGCCTTGCGCAACTTTTCCCGATCTAGTTCGCGCGGCGCACGCACTCGACCCGTTCCCTCAACCGCTGCAATGATGCGATCGACGCCCGCAGCGGACAGTTTGACTTCTTCATAGTTTGGAGGCTGTATCGGAACGGACATTGCGCGCCATACCCCGCTCGCACGACGAAGGACCCTACTCACTGTTTTTTCAGTGGCGTCCATACCATCCATTACGCCGCCTCCCGTGCCAACAAGGTGACCTTGCCGCACGATTTCACTTCCTCGAGGAAATCGCCCCAGTGCTGCAGCATTTGGCGTCGTCCAGAGAGATACTGTGCAGAGTTGTACGCACCGCGCACGTCATCTCGCTCATCATGGGCAAGCTGACGCTCAATCCAATCTGATGGAAAGCCCATCTCGTTCAGAATGGTCGACGCCACACCGCGGAATCCGTGCACGGTGGCGCGGCCGTGGTAGCCCATGCGATAGAGCGCATAGAGCATGGTGTTGTTCGACATGAAGCCTTCACGCGACGGCGACGGGAACAGATATCCGTCACCAGTACCGGGCAACTCACGCAACTCATTCAAGGTGGCAACAGCTTGCCGCGACAGCGGAACAAGATGCTCCGTCTTCATCTTCATGCGATCAGCCGGAACCCGCCAAAGCGGCTCGGGCGCATCGAGATGTTCAAATTCCGGCCAACGGGCAGTGCGCAATTCGCCGGTTCGCACCATTGTCAGAACAATTAGACGTAGCGCGATGGCTGTTCTGGGATCTCCGTCATAACTGTCGAGCGATCGAAGAAACGTCGGCAGCTCGTCGCGCGGCATAGGCGTGTGATTGCGCACACGCCCTTTGGGTTTAAGCGCTCCTTTAAGAGCGATAGAGGGATCATTCTTGGCCCTGCCGGTGACCATCGCATAGCGGAACACTTGCCCGATGGTCTGGCGTAGCTTGCGGACTTGCTCCAACGCACCACGCTTTTCGACCTTGCGCAGCACAGCCAACAACTCGGGAGCATCAATATCGGCGATTGGCCGGTGGCCTAGCGCTGAAAAGATATCGGCCTCAAGCCGCCGCAGCAGCTCATCCGCATAGCGCGGCGTGAGAACATGGCGCCGGTTGCTAACGAACTCGATCGCAACGGCTTTAAACGTGGCGTTCGCAGAAACTCTTTCAGCAAGCCGCTGACGCCGTTTTTGAACGCTGGGGTCAATGCCATCGGATAAGAGCCGTTTAGCGGCGTCGCGCCCCTCACGGGCTTTCTGCAGCGAAACAGTCGGATAACTACCCAGCGCCAAAGTCTTTTGCTTGCCCGCGAAGCGATAGGCGAGGCGCCAGAGCTTCGAACCGTTGGTCTGCACCAACAGGTGGAGGCCGCCACCGTCCGAGACCTTATAAGGCTTGGCGTGCGGCTTCGAGTTGCGGATAGTAGAATCAGTCAGCGGCATCGATACCCCCGAGTGTTGGTATTCGCGACCCACCTGACAACAAGAATACCAACAAAATTCGCGAATGCCAGCGAACTCAGGTGAATTCCTGTGAATGAAATGAGGCCTGAATTTAGGGGAAGAATCGAGCCGAACTTGGACGGATATGGACGTCTATGAATGTCGGCTTGGCGCTCCCTACGGGACCTACTCAATTGAGGTTTATCAATAAGTTAGACCGGAGTGGGGAACCGATTTTTACCACTGTGTTCCAGGGCTTCCCGCCGAAAAGTTCCCCACCACAAACAAAAAAGAGCGCCCCCGCCACCGGGAGCGCACCGGTGGCGGGGGCTTTCGATCAGGCGTGAGGGCGCCGGGAGACGCGGCCGCGCTTAACAGCTATTGGATACTGGACTGCCGCTCGGTTCGAAGCAGGCGAGCTAGTACGTCGGACAAGTCGTCACTCCCAAATGGTTTCCGTAGGACGGCGCGGTCGCGAAAATCGCCCCACATATCGTCGACGCTGTTTCCGGTAGCGATAGCGAACGGAATCCCCCGCGCAGCGAGCGCCTCGACCACCGGCCGGCTACTTGTGCCATTCAGGTTCATATCCACCAGAGCGGCGTCAAACGCTTGCCGACTTACCAGACCGACCGCAGCGTTCGCGGTGGCGGCGCTCGTCACAGCCCCACATCCGAGTTCCACTAGCATGTCCTCAATCATTAGGCTGATGAGCGTTTCATCCTCGACGAGGAGAATACGACGGCCCGTTAAGATGCTATTCATGGGGGGCCCCTTCGGGAACTGGAATACTCATTGTACATAGCAAGCCGGCTGGTCGGAAATCGAGTTCCACAGTGGCGCCGAATGCGTCCAAACCATGCTCAATCACACGCGAGCCAAACCCCTTGCGTAAGGAGGGGCTCACCGGCGGTCCACACTTTTCCCGCCATTGCAGAACTAGCCGGCGGCCCTGACCGGTGGATTCCAATTTCCATCCCACATGGATGGATCCTGTAGAGTTCGACAGCGCTCCGTACTTTACTGCGTTGGTTGCAAGCTCATTGAAAGAAATTCCAAGCGCTAGCGCTGATTCTGGCGGGAAGCGAATGTTCTCGCCCTCGATCGCGATACGATCGGCTCTGCCGTCAACCCTAAACGGCTCCAATGCGTCGTGTAGCAGATCGACGAGCCCTGCACCCTCCCAATTCGCTCTTGTCAGCAGATCATGCGACCGTGAAAGTGCCATTAATCGGGACTCGATTGCTTCTCGGATAACACTTGGATCGGTCGCCGTCCGCGTTGCCTGCCAGACGATCGACTGCACCATGGCGAGGGTATTCTTCACGCGATGGTTCAACTCGTCGATGAGAGCCCTCGAATGCGCTTGCTCGACTTTGAGTGCCGTGAGGTCGACGAACGATGCAAAGTATTGAACAATTTCTCCGTCCTCTAACCGGACCGGACTAACGAAGAGAGCCGCCCAGAACTCACTGCCATCCTTGCGGCGGTATCGAATCTCGGCACCAGCGTCGGATGCGGCCAGGAATTGATGGTCGATTTTCTGCAACGCCTCCGCGTCAGCAGCATGCGCCAAAATAAAATTGAAGCTTTGACCAAGTACCTCTGCGCGCGCATAGCCGGTCAAGGAGAGAAAGCTATCGTTGGCGAAAGTTATGGGATTGTCGGGGTGCTTCGCATCGGCAAAAACCATGGCCATGCGTGTCGTCTCAGCGGCAACTACGAAGGGACCAAGCTCGTTCTTGAAGCCTTGCACATCGGCTTCGGCGTCAATCTGCTGTTTTGACTTCTTTGGCATCTTCGGCATTCCTCCGATGCATCGATCGATGCTGGGACATGACCTGACCGCTGCCGATCACTGTACTCAAGGCGTGGACAAGTGTGGGATCATCTGCCCACCGGGTTAATGCTAGCACCTTCCGTATTGCGTACCTCGGAAAAGCCTGCACTGCACCGTGAAAGAACGCAAGGTCGAGAATGCCTGAGACGAACGTCGCAGTCGCGGGTTCGCACTTGAGGTGCCATAGCCCCAGTTTCGAAACTCCTGAAGTTCGGACGAATTGACCCGCAGCCCTTCCGAAAAGATACGCTGGAACTAACCGATAGCTCGGAGTGTTTACTTCGAGATGGGAATCCATCGTATTCCCGAGGAGAAAAAATATGTTCAAAGCTATAATTGTGGGCGCTTCGATATTGGCCGTCGGTGCGGTTGGCCTAACATCAGTATTAGCGGAAACGCGCGGACTGCTGGCTCAGAACTCAGGCGAAGACAAAACGTCGGATCGCACACCGGGCAATAAGACGCCTGACCGAAGTCAGGGCGCGAGCCGCAGCGGTGCAGCTGGAACAGACGCCGGCCAGACTGAAGAAGGCACCTCTGACCGGACACCCTCCAATCATCCTGCAACGACTGACGCGAAGGGAGCGGAGCGCGGCAATCTGTTCACGGAAAAGCAAGCCCGCACACATCTCGCTCAGCAGGGATACACTAATATTTCCGAGTTGATGAAGGACGAGAGTGGAATCTGGCGTGGCACGGCTATGAAAGACGGCAACACGATAATGGTCGGCGTCGATATTCGAGGAAACGTCTCGACTAATTGAACAGCCGCAAAAAAGAGCGCCCCCGCCACCGGGAGCGCACCGGTGACGGGGGCTTTCGATCAGGCGTGAGGGCGCCGGGAGACGCGGGCGCGCTGACCAAACTCAGATAATGATAACGATCAGCGTCACGACGAGACAGGCGGCGAGGATCTCATCGCCGAGATCCCATGAGGCGAAGTTCAGAACCCGAGCGCACCACGAAGGATGGGCAGCGCCTCGCTCCATGTGATCTTTCCGGCGACGGCGAGGGCGAGGATGAGCATACCCAGAGCCGCCTTGAGCCATCGCCCGATGTGGATCCGCGGCCGTTGTTTCGGGAGCTGCGCGGCAATGCGGGCGGGCAGATCGCGCAGGTCCGCCCGGAGCGCCCGCGTCTCCTCGTACGACGCGAGGAGAATTTCTGTTTGGCGGCTGCTCTCGGCGTCCAGGCGGCCCAGCAGAACGCCCAGCGCCATCGGGTCGTGGGTGTAACCATTCAGCATGCGCGGCCCTCATCATCGTGAGCTCCCGTCTCGGGTTCGAATTAGCCTGTGATCCACGTCCAGAACCGCCCCCACCAGGTGGGCGAAGTGCCGGGCGGGCGTGTCGGCAGGGGTGGTGCAGCGGCCTGCGGGCCTAATCTGACGCCGGTCATGAACATCTCCGCTTCCGCCGCGCGGCGACGCACCAGGCCGCGCAGAACAACGCCGCCGCCCATGCGCCATTTACTGAATTCGCGCGGCACGTCATCCCAGCGCCCAGCATTGACCCGCTTAAGCAACGTCGATGACTTCAGCGCCCCCGTGCCGCAGTTGAACGCGAAGGACACTAACGCCCCACGCGCCAGCGGGTGGAGGGGGACACGGACGTAACGGTCGACGGCGGGTTCGCAGATCTGCCCGACTTCAAAGGCGAGCAACGCCTCCGCGCGGGGCCGAGTGATCGGTGGATCGCTGAGCTGCACCTTGCGGTGGTCCTCGTAAAAGGTCGACCCGTAGCCGATCGTCGCCACACGGGCGGGGCAGAGGTACGGCTTCACGCGCCCCGAGCCGTCACCGAGCTGTTTGAGATACCCCTCAAACTCTTTGATGAGGTCGAGCGCCTCGCGCGGGATAGCCATGCGTTCAACTCTATATTGTCAGGAGGGATATCGTCGCCCGCGGCTATCTCCTGTCCGGGAGCGACTGCGACCCGGACGAAGTCCGCCCCCGCGGAGCTGCCGCGCGACAGCGCGAATAGCAGCGCGTGCGCTTTAGCGCGCCGCCGGCGTCGGACACTTCCGCGACGAGCGGTAGCCGAACAAGAAGCCCAACACCGCCTGCACAGCTTCAATGAACAGGGCGGAGAACGCGGCGTGGTCGATCACGCTGGAAAAGCCCAGCGCCACGAACACAAGAAGCACGATCAAGACGCCAGCCGTCAGAGGGCGGAGCACCGCGTTAAGGCCGTCAATCCACGCGATGCCGGTCGGCCGCCCCTGGCTCTCGACGATGGCCGTCAGGCTTTCGCGGAACGCACGGATTTCCTCCGCGACGATACCGGTCTCGGCCGCCTCGAGTTTCGACCCGGCTTCCGCCTGAAGGCGCGCCATCTGCAGGTCGTGCTGCAGGCGGATCAAATCCATTTCCCGCACGTGGTCGCGGGAGTCGCGGACCTCTTTGAGGACGTCCGGTACGATGCCGGACACGAGTCCGGTCAACGCCGAAATCAGCGCTGTCAGCATGATAAGTCTCCGAATTGTGTGGAATAACGCTGGCGTAATCGCCCTTGCACGGAATATTCGCTGCGCGTGATTGATTGCGCACTCGGCTAGTAATTAGCTTCTAGAAAAGGGAGGTGAGGTCATGCTTCAGGACGAGCTAGACCCAATTTTTGCAATCATCGCCGGCGCAATTATTGCGGTGGCGTCGATGGTGCTTGTCGGAGGTATTATGTTTGTTGCTGCCGGATTGCCAATGACGGTAACGGATCTCGCCTTGGTTGCAGCGGTTGGCGTTGCCTCAGGCGTAACTACAGCGCTTGCGATGTCGGTTTGCGCGTGGCGGTATTGGCGATCGACTGAGAGTCGCGACTAGACACTAAACTGCCCAGTGTGAACCGGCCGCCCATCTATCGCGAGACGGCCGTTTAGGCTTGTGCTTAGAAGGTATATCCGAAGGTTTCGATTTCCTTCTCAAACAATCTGAATGCGCGCTTGCGGTCGTCTTCCGTGTAAAAGTCTCGATAGTCGGAGGTCGCCGCAAACTTCTTCGTGACCGGCATTTGCTCTTTTACCAACCCCAAGCGATCCATGATCGTCGTCATGTCTCGATCCAGCGTCTCATACCGACCGACGAAATCAACTGCGATCTTGTCGTCGATCGTATATATCGGCCAATTGGTTACGGCGTCGGGCAAGAGATCTTCATCATCCCCAAGTTCAGCCATCTCTAGATATCGAGTGAATGAGTACTGGTTGCCAGACCGGAGCGTGTGGAACTTCCAAGAAGATACCGCCTGCGCATAGGGGTTTCGCACAAAGCAAAATTTGAGATACTTGTCCCACTCGGCGGGAAACTGCGCCTTGACGATCTCCGCACTAGCGTGTGGCGCATCTCGACCAAATCTCGCCGCGTGCCGTGCTTTGTGAATTATGCTGAGATCTTTAATCTCCAGCCGTTGGTATTTCACAATAGTTTTCATGATGCGGGCAGCACTGCGAGGGGTTGCGAGATCGAGCCAAAAACGCCTGTTAAACGGTACTCCTGCTGCCCTTGCCTCTCGCCAAGCTCCGATTTGGATGTCTCTGGGGCCTAGGTGCTTAGCCAGCGCGACCGTAACCGAGGTTCCTGCGGTCTTTCGGCAGTGCATGAAGATGTATCTATGAGAGTGACTCACGATCATCGCCGCCCCCCAAGGGAATTAAGCCATCTCTTAACTTACCACGGCGGAAGGTTGGAGTGCACCGTCTAAGCCCAAGATACAGCGCCAATAGCCCGCACATTGCCGCTACAGGTAACGGTCAGACCAGACTGAAGGGTGTCCGACACGGACGAGGCACACGAACTTTCAGAAAGCTGAGCGTCCTCAGTTGCGTTTGTCCACGATCCGCTACCAGCATCATAAGCCGCCGCGATAAGACCACCCTTGGCAGGAAGATCCAGTGTGGCCGATCGATTCGACGCGCCGCCGCCGGCCGGGAAGTGAAAGTCATACGGTACATCACTCGTCTGACCACTAATGCGAAACACGTGAATCTCGGAGCGCGCCGGAGTTCCGGAGTAATTCACAACTATGTCCGCGGTCGTAATTGATCCCGTCACGCGCCGATAGGCTATCGCCATACCAACATTGGAGCCATCATTCTGACCAACAATGTCTCCGTCCACACCACCAATAGAGATTGTCGTGAAATTTGTGTTCTGGTTCCAGGCATAAATGGCGCACACCGCCACGAGACGGTCAGATGCTGGAGATCCGATGTTTACGCCATTAAACGTATGCGCCGCGCCGCCAGAATTGTAGCTAGCGCTGGTAATGTATTCGCGGCTGAATATCTTTTTTTTCCCAATGACTCCAAGCAGACTTGGCGAAAACGGGAGCACCATTATGGAGCCCCCCACAATCCGCCAGCCGCCACGACAAGAACTTCCGTCGCCGTCGTTCCGCTCACAGCGGTCACCTCGCAGTGCACTCGTGTGCGATCCCCAGCGCCCGTGTTGATCGTCGGGAGTTCCTCGTCAGAACCCACATACCCTGCCGCAAAGCCTGCGGTGACCCCCGATCCCGATCCCTCTGTGAAATGGACGACGAATTCGTCACCGACCGCACAGTGTGTGGGCAGTTGCAAAACGAAGGACTCGTCGAACGTCAGCCGAAACTTGCGTCCAAGGGCCAAATCAATCCCCGGTGTCGCACTGCTTGTCACCGTCGCCGGAACAAGGGGGCTGAACAGAACGTCTGAGGTCATCACACGATCAGGCGCTTTCTCGTTGACCTCAGTGTCCGATGCCGTGTCCAGAAGCGCACTGCTGCCCGGATCAATCTCGCTGCCGCGCCCGATGGCGACATAGTCCCAGGTCTTTGAAAACGCGCCCTTGGTTGCCGTGATGCGATACACACCTCCCGGAGCGTGGAACGCCGCAAACCCATCAGACCCGACAGAGAACGGATTCCCCTTAACTTCAGTACCGGCGCGGTCGCTGTGGATGAGCGCCAGCGGAAATCCGGCTTCCATACGATGCACAGAAACGGTCGCACCATCTTGGACGTTCCCAGCATCGTCGACGATCGTAGCTTGCCAGATTGCTTCCGCCATGAGTTACGTCCTCAATTAATCTGCGGCCCGCGAATGTCGCCGGGGCCAATGGATATCGTCACGAAGCTATCGCCGTCGATCGCCGCTCCGGGAGCGCCTCCAATGCCAGGGGCGCCACCAAACGGAATATTCTTCGTGCCGTTCTGTCCGGATTGTCCGGGATCGCCGCCATCGCCACCATCACCGTACGGCGTGTTGCGTCCGGCCCCGCCACTCTCTGACGTTCCATCCGCGGCCTTGCCTGTCCCCTTGCTGTTCCCTCCAATACCAGGGAGCGTTCCTGCGCCGCCGCCGCCGCCGCCAGCGGTAAACGCCCCATCGTTGGCTGTGCGGCCGCCGCCGCCACCACCGCCGCCACCAAAAATCTGACCGGCATCACCAAATTCAATAGCGATAGGAACGCGTGTAAACAGGCCTGGCCCACCGGCTTGCCCGTTCACGCCCCCCTGCGTTTCACCCCTGCCGATACCGCCATTCCCGCCTTTGCCCTGTGCGCGTCCGTTAATCTCAACGGTAATCGGCAACCCGGCGGGCCAATCCGCCGCCGTCCCCACATCAAGAGCGGCGGCGGATGTGGATGTCGAGCCGACGATGACATTCGCCGCGATAACGACAGTGAGATTGACGCCGTCGATGACATCTTGATCGGTCAACGGCGGGTATATGGAATTATGCAGGGAGGGCAGATGCACGTTCGTGATGTTGGAATCGATCGTGATAACGCAGTTCGTGAGGTCGCCTGCGTCGAAACTCTGGAACAGCATTTCCTCGCACTCGACAGAGAGCCGGTCTGAGGAGGTTAGCCGTCGGATGACTTGGACCGGAGCGCCTGCGGAAACGACGTTCCCGGCCTCATCCTGATTGCTGTCCCAGCGCACACGATACCCGCGCAGGACTTGCACGTCGCGCGCGCCATGCCGCCAAAGATCAAATGAGATTTTGCGCGGCGGACGCACAAACCGGCCAAGGTGCAGGTCGCCGATCCGCTCCGCCGTCTGCGCAGCAAAACTCGGCACCCACGGAGCATAAATCTTCTTGATGCGGCTCGCGCCATAATTGGCTTCGGCTTCGCCGTCGACCGTCGCACGGGTTGACCGGTAGTTGTTGGGATCGTCGAGCGGCTCTAGCGGGTTGAGCACTCCGTAAGAGACCCACACCTGGCTGATGCGGCTCTCCGGCTGCTCCTTGGTTTTGAGCGTGCCTTGAAGGATTTCGCCCTCGTCTATGGTTTCCGCATCGAGGGTGATGCCGCGCAGCACCTGAAACAGGATTTGCTGTTGCTCGTCATCCCACGCAATCGACAATCCCGCCTGCTGAATGAGTTGGTTGATCAGCGTATCGAGCCGCGTCGGCTCGGCGATGACGCGCGTATAAAGCAGCTGCAGGAAATTATCGTCCTCCACCTCCCACGCCGCGCTCGGAATGAAGCTTGAGGGAACGCCGGCATAGGTCGTCAGCAGATCCGCGAGAATCGCGCTGGCCTTGGCCGCGTTGTAGTAGGCGCATTGCTGCACGCGGTCGTCGGCACTGTGGTCCTGAGCTGACGTGCCAAACTGCCCGCGCGTCAGCGTGAGGGCATCCCCGGATCGCGTGAACGCACAGATCTCCTTGCCGCCCAGCGCCACATACCCCGACGCCGCATACTCGGCATCGCCGATGCCGGCCGGCGCTAGCGTTGCCGACGTCGTCGAGCTGTTAATCCCAGAAACCAGGAATCCGTTGGACAACATCGGGCATTGCGCCCGGTCGCCATCGGCGAGTTTGAGCGGGTCCTGCGCCGTGACCGCAAAAGCGCCTCCTGGTGTCGGCCCGTCGAAACTTTGCACGATGTAGTGCTTGGTTTCCCAGTCCGCGAAGGCCTGACTGAGGAGCCCGCGCTTCAACCGGATGGCGCTGTTCTCAAGATGCGGATACCGCGCCCGAAACTTGCCCCAATAGGTGCCGCTGCGATAACCCTCGCCGTCGTCCGCCGACGGGTGATCCTTGAATTGCACGGTGAGCCGCCCGCGCGTGCCCATGGACTCGCCGATCGCGACCGTGCCCGGCGACAGAGATACGGACTGAATGTCGGCCTGCGCGTTGAGGTCCGCCGGCAGGTAGTCCGTCGACATGGCGTAGCGCAGCGTCTCCACCTGTGTTTTGAAAAGGCTACGCGCCATGAAATGCCCGACGTGGACCAGCTCCCCCGCAGCGCCGATCGTCGGCCCGCACCATCCGGCCGTGGTGATCGCGGATGCCGTGTCATCGTAGGAGAATGTGAACAGCGACGGCGCGGCGGCAAGTTCACCCTTCCACACTTTCACCCGGATCGACGCGCCGCCGGCGATGTCGACGATATTGACGAGCAGCCAGAGGCTTTGCTCGACGTCCCATGCGAAGTCGGCGGTCGCGAGTTCGGTCGGCGTTCCAGCAATGATCCGATAAATGCCAATCTCGGTGCCGTCGCCGATGAACGCGACCAGATAGCCGCCTTCGGTGCCCTCTGTCCCGGAGCCTCGCATGACGATGCCGGGCGTGCCGAAGACTTCCGGGGAGCCTCGGCTGGGGACGCGAAACAGCGCCCGCACCTCCGCCTGGCTCATTGCGGGCGGCCGCGTCCATTGCCAGGCGATGAGATCCTGCGCGCCGGTGTTCTCGAGCGCCAAAGCCTTACCGGTGGGCATGGCATCGTCAGTGACGATCTCGGCGGTCGCGTTCGAACCCCACTGGCTGGTGAAGCGCGACGGGGCCACGCCGACGCGTTCGGTTTCACACTGCGTAAGCCGGTAGATGTCGACGTCGAGCTCGACGACGGTCAGCGCCTTGCCGGTCGTCACTCGAATATCCCCTCGACGTCGATCGAGACGCCCATCATCCCATTCGGCTGTTCATTGGCTGGCGAGATATCCCCGACCGTCCACACAAACCCCACTTCGCGCGGGTAGGATCCCGGCCGCCAGGCCCAGAAAAAAGGGTTCTGGTCTGCGAATTTCGCGAACGGTTCGAAGGTCTCCCGATACCACTCCGGCGTGAGATTGCGTTGTTCAATCGCCGTGGCCGTCGATTGGCTGCGGATCACACGGCCGAGGAAATTGCCCTTCTCGGACACGCCGACGGATCGGTCGGTTTTCCGATTGAGCGGGCCCGGCTGATGCCCCACGTAGATGCGCCGCTGCAGCACGAGAAGTGCGCCGCAGTACATGACCGCTAGGCGCGGCACGGCGAGCCCCGCAGAGACGACCAGGCGCAGGCCAGAGAGCGACTGCGGTACGAACCGGAACAGCATGGGCTCGTTCGAGATGAGCATGGTTTCTTGCACCAGCTCGAACCACTCTTGCTCCGGCGGACTGCCCACCTCGTCGCCGATCGTACCCTCCACGGTGACCGTCCGGCCCGCCAAGTTGTGCCCGGCCAGCGCGACGTAATCGATCTCCTCGGTAGTTTCGATCGTCAGCTCAATTGTGAAGGGGTCGAGATCGACGCCGCGCCAGGCCTGACGCGGGGCCGTGCTCGGGTTCGCCAGATTAGCGACGGGAAAGTCCGGATCCTCCTGGGTCGCGGAGACCGTGTCCACGCTGACGATGTTCTGCCACCCGATGAGCGGATTATCGGCATTGACGTCCGCGGGCATCGCCGGCGGCGCGAGCACCAGGTCGCGGCTGATGACGATCATGCCGTCGCCCTCGCCCGCGTCTCGGTGGAGATCAGCACCGCACCGTCCGCTACGGCCGCGTTGATCTCATCGATAATGCCCTTGACGGCCGATCCAGAATAGAGCGCCGACGGATCAAACCCCTGAATGGTCAGCGAGCGACCCTGTGCGGGCGTCGGGGTAGACGCCGGCGCCCGACCTGCGCCACCACCGCCCGAGCTTCCGCCACTTCCGCCACCTGAGCCGGATTTGCTCGTTGAGCGGATGTTCTGAACCTGGGCAAATCCGTTCGCGAGTGCAGCCGCGGCCTGCGCATAAGAAAACGGCGGTCCTGGCGGGTTGGCCAGCGCGCGCGTGAAGGCTTCATAAGTATTGATCAACGCGGACGCGATAGCCACGCCCTTCGATTGGTTGAACACATTCGTTAGCGCGGTGCCGATGCCGGAAGCTGCAGATGCGTAGGCGTTCTGCATCGCCCAAGCGGCTTGAGCGCCAGCCTTCCCCAACGTCGTGGCGTCAATGGCTCCGCGTCGGAAAAGTTCGTTGAGCCGGGATTGTTCTGCAGCGAGAATTTCATAGGGCTGCCTGAAGCTCTCGGTGATCGCCTGTCCTTCGCGCATAGCCATATTCAGGTCACGCTGCGCCGCGGCCACGTCCTGGGTTGATTGAATGATCGGCGCCGCGACTTTCGCCGGCATGTTGACCGCGGTTTGCTCCATAATCTGGCCCGTTTCCAGCCAGAGATCACGGAGCGTAACCAATGAACCTCGCGTCGTTTCGAGGACATCGACGACGCCATCCTTGAGGATCGCATAGGCTTGACTGAATTCGCCCTCGGCGCTCGCCATGACCGCCTTTGCGACCGAGACGACAACAGTCGCGAGATTTTTGAACGCAGCGCCGATAAGGATACCGATAGAGACCAGAGATTTGAGCGTGAAGGCGAGGGCGTCTGCGGCAAAATCGAGCGTCTTTGTATCCTTCGCGAGGGTCAGCAGGTGGCTTGCTAACGTCTGAAGCGTGGGAAGCATACGTGCCGAGACCGTCGTCACAATGCCATCCTTGACGCGCTTCAGACGATGCAATGTGTCCTGGAATTGAGCGGCGGCAGCGGCCGTCTTGGTATCGAAAACGATGCCAAGCTCATCGGCCTCGCGCATCATGGCGCGGAGCCCTTCAGAACCGGCATTCAGCATCGGAATGAGATCGGCCCCGCTCTTGCCGAACAAGGCCATGGCCAATGCTGTCTTTCCGGCGCCGTCTTCGATACCCTGAAAACGGCCTGCCACCTCGGTCAAGATGGCCGTCGCCGACTTCAGAGCGCCGCTCGAGTCCGTTGCTGAGATCCCGAGCGCTTTCAATGATCGCGCGGCAGCACTGGAAACCTCGCCGGCGGCGATCTCCTGCATGTTGGCGCTGAGGCGTTTAACGCCCGTCGCGAGCCCCTCTAAACTCGTGCCTGACAGTTCTGCGGCATGCTTCAGCCGTGACAATTCATCGACCGCGATCCCGACGGATTGGGCCATCTTTCCGATGCGGTCGATCTCCGCGATGTTGCCGCGCACGGCGGCCGCCACGGCGACACCGGCAGCGGTGACGGCCGCCGCGATCGCCGCGCCCGCCTTGGCGGCGACAGCGGCCGCCGACGCCAGGCCGCGGCCGAGACGTCCAATGGCCGTCTGGGCGTTCTTCGTGCCGCGGGTGAATTCACCGGCATCCATCGTCAGGCGCACGCGGAGCGCGCCGACTTCTGCGCTTTTGGCCATGGGCTCTCAGATCCTGAATGATGGAATCGAACTCGTCGGCTGTGGTCTTGTGCTTCTTTCCGAAGGTCGGGGGCGGCGTGTGGGCCTCAAACAACCACCAGAACTCGCGGGGATGCAGAGCCCAGAACTCAGCGGGCTTTAACCAACCCGCCCCGACCGCCGCTTTGAACGCCGCCGCGACGAACGCCGCCCGCGCCCCGGCCGAGCCGGGGCGGACCCATTTCCCTCAGGGGGCGCCTTCGTTTTCCCAGAGCGCAGGCTCGGCGGAATCATCATCGTCAACAGACCATTGATCGAATTGACCATGGCCTGCTGCGTCGCGCCCGAACCGAACATCCCCAAATAAACCTGATCGTCCGAGACCGGGCAGCCGGCGTAGCGAAGGACCGCCGCGTAAGCCGCCGCCACCTTCGCCTGCGGAGCGACACCGCGTTCCCCGTAGGCGAGCAGTTCCTGCAGCGTCACAACGTCTTCGATACGCTGGATCGCCCCCATAACGCGGTCGGACGGCACCTCATATTCCCGGTCTTCCCAGGCCAGTTGAATGGGCTCAAAGATGCTCATGCTCAGGCCGCCGGTGTATAGATGACCACGCCGGTCGACTGGAATGTCACCTCGAACGTAATCTCCCCTTCATGCTCGCCGGTCTCCTCGTATTCAGCGAGGCCAAACTTGCCGGTCAGGGTGCGGCCATCGGAAAACTCAAACGTCAAGTTCTGAATGCGATTTCCGGCAAACCAGTCGTCCGTCAATCGACTAGTCTTTAGAACTCCGCTGACTGGAATATCGACGCTGCGGACCCCTGCCACGTTGAGCAGCTCACGCCATCCGGACGAGTCGTCATTGGTGACGTCTATAAGCTCGCCATTGAGCGTGATCCCCTTCTCCCGAACTCCCGCGACGAGCTCCTGGGGGCTGTCGTCTCCCCAGTAGACGAACTGAGTTCGGCCGACGTTTGCAGGCATGATGGCCTCCTTTATTCGGCGCTAGGTGCGCCACCAGACATTGAAATCGAGTGAGACGCGGAACAAATATTCGACCTGGTTGCCGCCGGCCTCGCGGAAGTCGCGTGCGTCGTTCAGCAGGATCGTTTGAAAGTCGATCCCGCCAACGATGCCGTGGAACGCTGACAGCGATGCGGTGACGGCGCGGGATAGTGTTTTGGCGACTTCGTAGGTGGCTGCCCACGTGTCGATTTGCACGCGCGCATTGCCGAGTCCGGTCTCGCCATCGTCGGAATACGTCGGGCCACCGTCGATCCGTTGGAGGGTGACGGCGGGGAGCAGATCTCCTTGCGGACGAGACACTGGATATATGCGCGTGCTGGCGTATGCCGCCACGCCGGGATCGGCGAGCAGCCGGGCAATCATCGCCTCTTCCATCGGCTACCCCTTTGCCGCCTTCGCAGCCTTGCGCGCCAAGCGGGCGGAAGCCTTTTCTATCTCCGCCCACATATCCTCGCCGATCCCCTCAAGCAGCGTGCTTTCGTGCGCATCCCATGCGGGCCGCATGAACGGCTGCGCGGGGTGTTTTGATGAGCCGAATTCCTGGAGATGCCCCGCCGGATCGGAGCCGGGACCAACGAACACGTCCACTTCGTCGCGATGCATTTTTTTATGCTGTCGCCGCTGCCGTTTGGTCAGCCTTGTGCTGACCGTAATCGACTTTTTGAGATCACCAGTTTTAACCGCGACGTGCGCTTCGGCTGTAGCAGCGATCGGTTTGGCGCGCTTCTTCAGAACCCGCAGCATGACATTCTTCGACGTCGCCACAGGCAGCTGCGTCTGCAGTGCGTTCGCGATCTCGCGCAGCCCGTCGACCTTCACGCGGATCGGTCGGCTCATGCTGCGTCGCTCCTGTCCGCTGGGTAATACCGCCGTCCGTCAATGAAATAGCGGATGCCATGCTTCGCTATGAACGTGACCTGCCGTTCTTTGAAGGATTCCAACCGGTCGTCGTCGACGTCCAAGAACGGTGCCACTGACATCGCGAAAAGCGTGGCTGCCCACAGGTAGGGGCGTACCCACCACGCCACCCGGACCTTGAGAGTCACAGTAAGCGTTGCCATCAGTCGCTCCGTGCCACCGCGTCGATTTCAATCCATTCGTTGCGCGTGCCCTCAGGTTCACGCACGGCCGTGATGTTGTAGACGCGCCCGTCGTAGTTGATGCGATCTTTGGGGTTCACGTCAGACACCGTTGACGAATAGCGGATCGTGAACCGCGTCGTGAGTTGGGCCCCGACTTCCTGCGCGCGGTAGGCCTCGCCGGCGCTTGCATCACGGCGATGCGCCCAAACGGTCGCGAGAGGCGACCAGGTCGGCACGCGCTCGTTAAATCCGCCGGTCGTCATCACAGCCCGCTCGATTGTGATGCGGCGGTCGAGGTTACCCGCAGACAAGCGCGCCATGGCTCACCACATCCCAGCAGAACCCCGATCGAAGTTCGTCAATGGTCCACTGCTTCCAAGCCAATCCATGCGCCCACGCTGTGCGATCCGGCGTCACGATCTCATCGAGCGAATGCCCGGCCACAGGCCACGCCATTGCGCCCTGATTGAAGGCGACGAGTGGACATCCCGAAAGGACCGCCTCCACGCCTGTATTGGAATTAAACGTCACGACCAGGTCCGCGAAGGCGAGCGCCTCGGCCAGCGTTCCGTCGAAGTTCGGAACGCCTTGAACGCGTCCGGGCTGCCCTTTCTTGAGCGCCACCGGATGCGGTCTGAAATAGACCTCCCACCCCCGGGCGCGGAGCCCCTTCGCTGTGTCGCGATACCAGTCGTCAATGTTCACACCGGCGAGACTCATGTCGCCGTACACCTGACCGACTAAAAGCGCCCGTCGGCTTGTCGATTTCCTCCACGGCTGCAGCATGTGCCCGAAATGGGTTTCAAACCGGCTTGGGTCATCCACACGAACGCCGCGAAACTCCGCGTGGCCATTCAAGCCACCACCAAACGACACGCTTGTCCACTTGAAGCGGTCGCCCAAATAGCCCCGCTCAAGGATGCAGACGTCGCCGCGGGCGCGATTCTGCTGCGCAATGGCCGGGCGATTGCGCACACCCCACAAAACGAGCAAGTCACATGCCGACGGGTGACGCTGCAGCGAGACCCGCCAGCCGTGACGCTGCAGGCCGTCAGCGAACGCCTGGTGAAAGGACTCCGGGTTTCCGTGATGCGGTTTGCGCGCAACGACGACTGCGAGGGGAGCGCGCGACTTCATGCGAGGTCGATCCGCCAGGCTTCCGAAATGTAATGACGCTCACCCTTGATCCAGGTGACCGCGTGCCCTTCAAACCATTTCCGGAAGAGGCGATCCCACTCGTCATAGGGGCGGCGGTTGATGTGCAGTTCATCGCCCGCTTTGTTGCGACTGCGCTTGTTGTTCGCCGTCAGCACGATGTGGTGCTTCGCGACGCGCGCCAGCTCTCGGCACGCACGTTCATCGTCGCCAGGAATGAGATGCTCGATCACATCGAACATCGTTGTTACGTCAAAGGCCTTGTCCGGAAACGGGAGAGCGTCGACACGAGCGGCCACAACGCGCTGCCCATCGATGAGTGCTGGAACCGTCTCAGTTCCCTGAACAGGAGAAAACCCCAGGTCCTCGGCTTCGGCGAGCATTTCGCCGCGCCCGCACCCAACGTCGAGCAGGGCGCCACGGATCGGCAACGCGGCAATGTCGTTCACAGCGTCCTGACGACGTTCCGACTTCATCTTGTAGTTAGCCGCTTCATAGGCGCGCTGATACTTCGCCAGTTCGTGACGGCGTTGCCGTTTGAGAGTCTTGCTCACCGGAAAATCCTCAGTTGCTGAACGAGAGCCCGATAGACGGGGGTCATGTCGGCAGGTGTCGAACCCACCACAACGCTTTCACGGTGGGCGTAGGACGTGCCGACATGCGAAAGCACGGCGAGTTCTGCGCGCTCATCGAAGACGAGACGCGGATCCGCTTCACTGGCGGAATTAGGATCGTCGTAACCCGCTTCGAACGTCACACGGACGGCATCCGGTCGCTTGGCAACCTGCGGCGCGGCGTAGCTATCAACGAAGTACACGTCCGCTCCGGAGGCCGACGGCAGCCAGTACCAATCACTCGGAGATACGGTTTGCTCAACCTCGTCGAGATCGAGATATGTGATGCTCTCAACGTCACGGATCGGATAGAGCGGCAGTCTGATCGGATTGCCAAGCACGGGCCGCTGGAGCCGGAAGGTTGCGGCCGCCAACACTTGCCCGGTGTCACTTTCGACAGCCTTGATCGCGGCGCGAATAGTCCGGTCGAGATCCGCATCGTCGTCCGATGCATCGATGTGCAGGCGTTCCTTTGCACGCGCGACCGTCACCGGCAAATAGCTCGCGGCGACGACAGGGACAACAACCGCATAGTCACGCTGATCGCTCATGCGAGTGCCTCTTCAAGAGAGCATTTCCGGTAGGCGGTGAGGGCGGAAATCGGTGACGCGTTCAGCACGTCGACCCCGAGAGACGCGAGACGGGGCGCAACCGCATCCAAACATTGGCGCCAACGTCGGATCGCGGACTCTGTTGGATTGCCCATTCGGATGTGTCGCCCATGCCAATGCACGCCGCGATCAATCCGCATGTCGTAGCCAACGAGCACAACGCGTTTCGCGCCGAACTGCACGGCCAAATTCAGAGCGTGAAAGCCTGAGTTTCCGCCCCAGCCGAGAGTGGCGGGTTGATCCATCAGAATTTCGTCGACTCCCTCAGTCAGCCAGACGCGCTCGGCCCACCCCCGATCGGCGACGTGACGGTCCTGAGTTATTTTGAGACCTTCGAAGGTTTCCCATCGTCCTTTGTTTTCGTGCCACCAGATGCGGTCGCACGCGTAGAGGACGTCCGCCCACGGCGCGAGGGCGACGCTGTTGTTGATGACGACGACGTGGGCTTTGCCTCTGACGCCGCTAAGGTCGACGCCTGTTGCTGATGGCCCGGCGGCGATGATGATTGCGGTTCCTCCGCGCCAGTCTGGCCACCAGTTGGGGACGACTGCGAAGGGTGAGCGGGTGCGCTCGCGCCCGCCTCCGAAGACTCTTGTGATCCAGCACTGCGAACGGGACCTGCAAACTTCATATCTGCAGCCAGTCCGTTCGACACAAGTTGCTGACCGATGTGTGAGTGCACCTCAATGACATCTCCGCGACGAACAGATTTGCTGCCCACCTGAAGACCTCTTAGCGCGCGGATTTGCATTTTGGGTTCCCCATAAAAATCGGGCGACTCTATTAGCCGCCCGATTGCGCTATTGACTTCGTTTTGCGGAATTACCCGGTGACTGCGCCGAACTCACCCGTCACAAGAGCAGCCGGACGCTTAACGGCCAAAGCGAGGCGTTTCTCCGCTCGAATGGTCAGCATGTTCTTGATGAAGTTGTCGCGATCCTGATCGCTGATAACCACTTCAGCATCCATGCGATCATAGATCGTAGCGGCCGTCATAAACGCGCCGACGAGGAACTCGTCCACGTCCATCGACTGAGTTTGAACGATCGGACGCCCCCACAGACCAGGCGCATTAATGCCGCGAGGATTGGCCCACAGGTAGCGGTTTTCGCCATCCTTCAGAAGTTCGATCGCCGCCCAATCGATATCATTGAGCACGATGCCGTCAGCAGGAAACTCATTGAGCGATGCTTGTAGCAACGCCAAACGCAGCACGTCGATACGTTGCTCCGCAGCGGGTGTGAACGCCGGCTGATATGCTGTGGCCTGGGTGATGAGGCCAGGCAGATCCTGCCCCGCACCGGAGCCCTTCAAGAGTTGGGCTTCCTCCACAAGATCGAGACCGTAGCGAAGTTCGCCATCGATTTCGGTTTGCAGCTGGTCCGCATCTTCGAGAGCCTGACGCGAGACATGTATCCAATGCGCTACGGTTCGCACCAAGGCGTCGGCGCGATCCCAAATGTAATTGGATTCCGGCTTCTGCGCCCCTTCGGCGACAGGCGCCGCCTGATTGTCACGAACGATCTGCTTGGCATATTCGACAGAACTGGACCCTGTGCGACCCTGCGTCAGCAACTGACGAATCGTCATCGTACGGCGGGGAATGCGTACAATCTCACGCTCGCGATCTGACCAGATGAGCGCACCCGCTGATCCGGGAGAACCCGAGTCTGAGGTGATGGCCATCGTAACAGGGACCTTGACCGTTCCCTTTGCACCATTTGCAACAAACGTTTTCAGGCCGTCAGAGTCAGCAACTTGTTGACCAGGTGACTTTGGCTTGTCACCACCACCGCCCCCCCGACGACCGGCCAGCTTCTGCTCAACGTCATGGTTGCGGGTTTCGAGGTCCTCGAGCTTCTTCAGTAGCTTCTGCTGTCCCTCGTCGAGCAGTTTCTGTTTTACTAGAAGTTCATCAGCACGTGCTTTCGCCTCAGCGGAGACTGTGCCGGCATCCTTGCTTTGCTTGAGCGCGTCTTCAGCGACACGTTTGACGTCATCGCCGATGCGCCCGATCTCCTTTTCGACCTGCTTGAGCAGCTCTTCGGTACGATCAGACATGTTCGAATTTCCTATGTTCGAGAGACGGTTGACGCGGCTAGACGCGCCGCAACTGCACCAGGAGATCCGAAACGGCCTCCTCCTCTCTGACAGCGCGGGGCGTGTCAGCTTCGGCAGCGCGCGGCGTACCGGTCCCGGCAGCGCGAGGCGTGCCGCGTAAATCCTTGATCATCTTGCGTCGCTCGCCGCGGGGAACACCCATCCGCGCCATCAGTGTCTCGAGCCGATGCGCCGTCAGGTGAGCGCGATCTTCGGGCTCGTCCTCGTCGATAACTTCGTCGGCCGCGAGGAGCCCGTCCGCAAAGCCGTTTTCAACAGCCTTTCGTCCGCCCATCCAGGTCTCTGCGTCCATCATTTCAGCGATGTCGGCATCGGCAAGACCCGTACGCGCGGCATAAATGTCCACCGCGGCCTGGTCGAACGGTTCCATTGTGTCAGCGACTTCGCGCATGGCGTGACGGTCACCAATCGCAATCCATTGCGTGTTGTGGATCATCATGAACCCGGCGCGCGCGATCCGAACCTCGTCGCCGGCCATGGCAATAACGGAAGCCGCAGACGCGGCTAACCCCACCACGTTGACGGTGACGCGCGCTTGATGCTGGCGCAGCAAGTTGTAAATCGCGAGTCCTTCGAAATAGTCTCCACCGGGCGAGTTGATGTTAACCGTCACGTCACGATCGCCGATCGACCGCAGCGCTGCGGAAATGCGTTTTGCGGTCACGCCTTCGCCGGTCCAGAAGTCCTGGCCGATGACGTCGAAAATCGATATCGACGGATCAACATCATCCATCGCCGCACGGATGCCGGGGTTCCAGCGATCGAGGGCGCGGACAGGGATTTCGGCGCGAAGTTCCGATGCGGTCCGCGTGCGATTGACACGCGCTTCGGGGAGACGGCGCAGGGTCATTGCAGGATGGCTCCGTTGGGCTTTGGAAGAGGTGTGCCAGTGTCAGAGAGAGGCGCAAGTGCGGTCTGGATAGTGAGGGCGTCGCCGCCGTCCTTGCGAGGCAAATTGAGTTTCGCGCGGCCCTCGTTGCGGGTCATGAGCCCGTTGTTCACCATCTGCGAAAGGAACGTGGACTTAGCAGTTGAATCCATCTGCAGGAGTGCTTCGCGGTTGAATTCCGCATAGAAACGCTTGCGTTCGGTTTCATTGAAAAGCTGTTTCCGGATGCGCTGTTCAATGCGATCGCAAAGCGGATCGATCCCAAGGGTGAGCCACGCCAGCAGGATGTGCTCTATCCCGCTGCCCCACGTCGTCACGCCGGCAGCGGCGTGACCGATTACGATCGGTGGCACACCGAACCAACGGCAGATCTGCTCGATGTCGAACCTGCGGCTCTCGAGCATCTGCGCATCTTCTGGGTTGAGGCTGAGCGCCTGATACTTCAGTCCGGCCTCGAGCACCATCAGCTTACCGGCATTCCGTGAACCGACAAATTCTTCCATAATCTTCTGAAGCTGGTTGCGCTGAGGCTCTTTCAGGATCTGGTCGCTCGATAGGACGCCGGACGCCTGCAGGCCATTGGCAAATGTCTTTGCCGCTGTCTCTTCTGTCGCAATGGCAGTGCCGAACGTCTGAACACCATAAGAGATCGCGGAGAGCCCAAGGTCACCGCCAAACCCGAACCCTTTGAGGTGAAACACGGAATCCCGTGAAAGCAGTTCTGAATGAGATCCGTCGCTGTACCGGTACCGCAGAACGTTGTCGGCGTCGCGCTCGAGGCTCACCTTATCGGACGGCAGAAGCCGCAGGGCACTCAATCGGTTCCCCGTTTTTACCTTCTCCGCGTACGCGTTCCCGCTGACGAGGAGCCATGAGACCATGGCCTCCCAAAACTCGAGCGGCGTCTGGTCTTCATTCGGCGAATACTCCAATACGTTCACCAGATCGTGGTCCGTGACCAACTTTCGATCGCCGTCCGTGGTCTTCTCATAGATCTTGAGCGGTAGCGAGGAGACCGCTTGCGCCGTGGCCTTAACGCACGCCCAAACGGCAGCGAGCTGCAGCGCCTTTTGCGCCGTGACGGTTGTTCCCGCATGGCTTTCACGGCCGAAGAAGGCTGACCACTTGGCGCTGTCCGTCAGCCCCATGCGCGAGGTTGCCCACGTCAAGAGGCCCATCAGATCACCATCACCGGCTTCGCCAGGAAGTCGTCGAGTTTCACAGGAGCACCCTCATATGCATGCGCGGCACCGATCGCCATTGCGAGCGCGACGGCGCAGTCGATCTTGTTGACGGCTCTTTCCTTCGCGAGCCAGTAATTGCCCCAACGATCCTCGTCGGTGACCGCACTGACCATCGCGGAAATCAGAACCGGGTTTGCGTGAATACGAATCCGTCCCTCAGTGATGAGGTCCTCAAGCTGACGCACGCTCATCGGCATCCAAAGCCCTTCAGGATCACGACCGGCCATTTTCGCCGCGTCGATCATTGCCTCGTTGGGCTTGCCCTTCTTGGTGCCGCCCTGCGGGTGCTCGACGTACTCAATGCTTAGGCCGAGTTCGTCGCACTCGGGCTCGAGACCGCGCTTGAACGCATAACGGTCATAGGCGACACACTGAACGGTGTAGTCATGAGCAACCTCCGCCAACGCTTGCGCAACATGGCGGTAACTGATGCTCGAGCCCTTCGGAGCGTTAAGGAACCCCTCTCTGACCCAATGGCTATAAGGCGCCTTGTCCCGAAGTTCGCGCGCTTGAACGGTGTCGCCTGGTGTAAAGGCCTGCACCCAAGCATCGAATATGGGTTTGCCTGTGTGAATGCCTTCGGTAACTGTCCCCGTCTGCACGGCGAAGGCAAGTGCCGTGATGTCCTTGTTCTGCGAGAGGTCGACACCGACGGAAACATATTTTCCATAGTGGTCCGCGGGATCAAATTCCGCGATCACCGGCTCGAGCGCCGCGCGCGTCATCCAAGCCGTTTGCGCGTCGGTCCATACGCAGAAATGGAGCCGAAGAATTCCGTTGAGCTTCGCCGGGATATCCTTCGCTTGTGCGACGACGCCGGCGAGATACTCCTCAGTGATGGTCACGTTCAGCAGCGGATTGGCCTTTGGCCAACACGTCGGATCGTTCAGCGGATCGTCACCCGGATCGAGCGAACACACGAAAGAAAACGTCGTATCGTCGATGATTTCACCGAGATAGTGGGCGTCGTCGTCCTTGGCATCGCGGTTTCCGGCTGCGACGCGGACCGCATGTTCGTGTTCGACCCAACACGCCGAGTTCCGGTCGCTGCCGCTGTTGGTGATCATCAGCAGCAATGGTTGCCGACGGAATTTGAAGCCACGCTCAAGGATCTCGATGATGCCGGCGTCTGCGTGTTCGTGGAGCTCGTCGACGAGTGCAGCGTGGGGACGCGGCCCCGAACCCGTGCGCTTGGTTTCCCGCGAGACGGGGCGAAAAAATGAACCCTTCGCCAGATAACTGATGTTGTACTCTTTGCCCTCGGGCCCGGCGATCTTGAGCCGCTTGGCGAGGTCGGGAGAGCGCCGCACCATTTTGGCCGCGTCGCGGAACAGGATTCCCGCCTGGTCCTTAGTTGCACCGGCTGAGTAGATCTCCGCTCCGGCTTCGCCGTCGGCAGTCAGGCAATAGAGCCCGATCCCACCGGCGAGGGGCGACTTACCATTGCCCTTGCCCTGCTCGATGTACGCGCGGCGAAAGCGACGTGTCCCGTCGCGCTTTTTCCAACCGAAGACCGAGCCGATAATGAATGCTTGGCTCGGGTGCGCCTGGAACGGTCGTCCCTCGAACTGCCCTTCGCTAAGCCTCAGCTTTGTCTCGAAAAACCGCAAAGCACGATCGGCGGACACACAGTCGAATTGGATGTCCTTGCGTTTCAAATCGTCAAGGTGTCGACGGCATGCATTGCGGACATGCGGGCCGGCAATTACCTTTCCCGAGAGGACCGCCTTGGCATAGGCCGTGACACGATCCGCGGGCTTAGTCGTCGAAGAACTCGTCCGCTTCGTCTGCGTCTTTTTCCGCACTGCGGTTCCGTTCGTCGGTGAGGCCCAGCTCGCTCATGTAGGCGCGCAATTGGCCATGCTTCGCGGCCGGAAATGCACGCGGTGCCTCGCGGAACTCACCCCACAGTTCGCAAAACGCGATGGCGGCGGGCTCGCGTGAACCGTCGAGCCAGGCCGCCGGTTCGATGAATTTCTTCCAGGCCTTAAGTGGCTCGCCCTTCATGCCTTTGGGTCGCGTAAGCTTCCCGAAGGACTCGGTTGCAATCTCAACGGTTGTAGCGGCTTTCGCCTTCGCGCCGTGCCGTGTGTTGCGGTGCGTGCCATCGATCAGCCGAAGGTGCGCCGGCTTCGGCTTTGCCCCCCGCGTTGCCATGACCAGATTGAGCCTTTTCGAATGTTAATTTGGTTTTTTGCTTTTTTTGAACCCGGCGCCGGTCCCAGCGGAAGTTGCTTTGACTTTTCGACCACCCCCCGCCCTTGGCGCATTGGCCATGGCCGGGTGACGTGCATCGATGGGCCAGCCATCAGGACCAACAGCGGAAGAAAAACCACGCTTCTCCTCGCTCTGCTTCGCGCCGTCGTGGCAGGGGCTGCAGAGCGATTGTGTGTTGTCGTAATCGAAGAACAGCAGGGGATCGCCCTTGTGCTCTTTGAGATGGTCGACAACGGTGGCCGGTGTCAGGTGGCCGCGCTTTCGGCAATCCCGGCACAACGGCTCTTGGGCCAATCTGCGCTCACGGATGCCGCCTTTGCCACGCCACCGCTTGTCTTTGTACATCCGACGGTAGGCAACAGCCTCGGGTGATCGGCGATCTGTACGCGCCATCCTCAGCACTCAACCCGACGCCAGGTGCGTTCACACATAGGGCAGTAGCACTGCACGATGGGCAGGCCACCCCTGAACGTGACGCGCCGGCCGAACCATCTCAACGGCAATTCGAATTTACAGAACAGACACGGGATCTCGCCGGCACCAAACGTCGGATGCTGCACGTCTTCGACGGTGCGCACACACATGGGCAAGGATCTCGATTGTTTCTGGAATTCATCGCAGCAGCGGGCGGAAGCGGGACCAACAGCAAACTCGGCTGCTGCTCCCTGGCGTCACCAACACCCTGTTTCCGCACCATAAAACGCAAAACGCCCGGTGCGATTGTTTCGAACCGGGCGCGCGTCTCGCGAGCATGGTGATTCTTGAGCCTGAATTTGCGATTCGTCAAGAATGAAAATTAACGAACATCGGCAGACCGCAGATATACCGACTTAAATCTTGCCTCACGCCTCCATTTCAATGAGTTCACGGCGGCCGCGAGTGAAATAAGCCAGTAAACCGAAAACCACACCGCCTAACGCCCACACCATTAGGATGATGACGAACGCGACCCCGATGCCGGCTGCGGTGCCATCGCGTTCCGCCTGCGTCGCTAAAGTGTCGTATTCCGCAATAGGTGCCCGCAAACTCGCGACCAGCCACGCCACCATAAGCGCGTTCCAGATCCAGAAAATCGCTAAGAAGAACCAGCCCACTATCCCGCGGCGGCGCTTCTCTACCAGACGCTTGGACATATCGTTCTCCTTGTGACTGAATCTCAAGCGGTCGGAAGTTGCCGCCGAACAGTGCTGCGCGACTCGCATGCGCCACCTCCGTGCACGGATTGAGGGCGCCTAAGCACTGCAAGTCAATTCCAACGGGCGCTTTACCGGTGGATTGTCACTCCTGCGTTTTGCGCAGCGTCTCGATGAAATCCGGCCGCTCTCGCACGATACGGAGGATCGCCGCCGCAGGCCCGCTCGGCTTGCCGCCACTCGCCCATTTCTGCACGCCCATGGGCGACATGCCGATTAGGCGCGCAAACTCCGCTTGCGACACGCCGCTATTGCGCACGATGCGTATGGCTTCATCTCCTGTCATGCCGTCGCTTATATGCCAGCCCGCACAAAAATGCAACTTAGTTATATTTTCCTGTGGATAGCCCCTTGCCTGGAACATATAACTTAGTTATATTATAAGCATCAAGACGATGAGGTGGCCCGGACGAACGGCGAGACGACACGAACAAGACAGAAGGCAGAACAGCCCGCTCGAAGCGCCGAACGACAAGGACCTCCACCCATCCGAAACCAGCCCCAAGCGAGGGAATGGCGAAGCTATGCCACCCAGCGCCGGGCTGAGAGCAACATCAAGGCGAAACGCCGCTAAGCCGCGGCGTCTGCCGGTATCGCCGGCACTGACGAGCCTCGGCTCACATCTCAACCCAGAAAGGAAAAACCGATGACAACCGTCAACCTGGCCGTCGTCGCACGGCACCTCAACCAGCTCGAAGCCGCGTTCGGCAACGAGAACGCGTTCGTCAAAGCGTTCACCGCCATGAAGGCCGACGCCGACATGAAGGCGCCCGAAGCAAAACGCCTCGCCCGCGAGTTCGCGAAACAGACGGCGCGGTCAAAGACAAAGGCATTCGCCGCCATCTGGAGCCGTCATCACAGTTTGATGCGGGCCCGCGCCAAAAACGCTGCCTTGTTCGCTCGCACGGCCGCCTGAACAAAGCGGGCCGGAAAGCTGCTGTCACAGCCTCCGGCCCCTTGGCGATCCCAACCCAATGGAGAAGGTTTAGAACCATGAAATGTACTACCATCTTCGCCGGGGCCCTGGCAATTGCCATCGGCCTCGGCGCCACCACGGTCGACGTCTGGTCGAACGTCGAATTCATCGCCGGTGACACGGTGCGCAATCCTGCCGACTTGGCGGATCTCACAAACTGGAATTCGCTGATGGCGGCCACGGTCGCCATTGCGGTTGCAAGCTTCGGGGCCTTGGGCGGCGCTGCTGCCGCCTGGCGCCTCCGAGCCCGGCTCATCTCCTGCGGCCTGCTGTTCGCCTGGATCTGTGCCGCCGCGTTTTCGCTTTCGGCCACGCTCGATCGGGCAGGCTCTCAGCGCGACAACGCCATCCACGCCCAGCGCAGCCACAACGTGCAGATTGACCGCGTCGCGGCTGCGATCACCACCCAGCGCGCACGTCTAAAGGCCGCGACACAAGCGGAAGCTGACGAGTGCAAGGGGTACAAGGCCGGCGTCTCCAAAGACGAGGGCTGGCCGAAGTGCATAACCGCAAAGGGCGAGATCAAATCGGCCACCAACGAAATCGGAGAGCTGGAAGCCACGCTCGCCGGCCTCGGCGCCGAGAAGGTCGAGGACAGCATGGGCAGCCGTGTGGCGGCCCTGTTTCCATTTCTGACCCCTGGGCAGGTGGCCACGTACCAGCCCATCACACTGCCCGTGTCGCTGTTCTTCTTCGGGCAGTTCTTCCCGGCGCTCGGCTTCCTGTTGTGGTCGAGCGTGCTGGCGGTCCCAGCGCCTCAGTCGCAACAGACGGCTCAGGTGATGCGAGACATCACTCCAGTGCATCCCGTGATCGCGGCTCTCCCTGCAGGGAAGGCGATCTCCAACAAGGCGCTTGCCCGCCAACTCGGGCTCTCCGAAGCAACAGCGTCACGCCGGGTTCGCGATCTTCGCCGTCAGGGCCTTCTCACCGTGGAACGCCGTGGACGTGAGTTGGCCATTCGTCGCCTCAGTTAGTCCACTCTCCTCAAGCCCCGTGCCGGATCTCGGTATCGGGGCTTTTTACTACGACCTATGTTGTATCAGCGCCAACCCGTTGCCGAGCCAGATTTCCATCTTTCCGTAATCGGGAAATCGCACCGTTTCAGTCGCTTCCGATCCGTCTCCCACCCTTCCTCGCCATTGCACCCAGCGCACGCTGCCTTGCACCCACATTTGCAGGTTTGCGACCCTTTCACGACGATTTCAACCGTGCAAACGAGCCGCATTTCTTAGGTTTATGGCGTTTGTCTCAAATCTTGCATTAAGACGTTGCAGCCGCCACGCTTTCACCGCGTTGCCGATGACACGCAAGAGTGAGCAAGGGTGAATCGCTGTGGAAAGCGGGCAAATCGCTTGTGCGATGGCTCCCCGGCAAGGGGCGTCGGTGCCGAATCACCTAGCTTTTCGCTCCCAACAATTTTGGAGCAAAAAAAATGGAACGATTGATTCCGCCGGTGGCTCCGGATGAGTTCAAGTTCGCTTTCATGGTCGCAATGGCTGCTTCGGCCAAGAAGGGACCATATGTGAATCCAAGCAACTACGGCGTTAACTTCAGAAACGATGATACCGGAGAGATCGTGCGTTATTCTCCGACAGACAATGCATTGTCCCGTGCTGCGTTGGCGGTCCGGGAACAGTTCGAAGACTCCCCAAAGTGTGCATCCATCATGATGCGAATTCACGGCATGATGGATCTCATCGACGACGATCGAATGAAGCCGTACGTCAGATCTGGCGTGAATGCTCCCATGGAAGTACGTCAGGAAGTGCTAGAGGTTGCCGCTGAATGCGAAATGTCAGCAGTGCGTGGATTTGATACGCACCGCTTTTTCAGCGAAGTCGGCCAGCGGTTCGAACCAACGTCCGGGTGATGTCTCGTCTCAGGTTGGGATCGAGCACAACGAAATCAACCGCGCAGGAGAGGGTGATGGAACCAATAGAATTTGGATCTCCTAGCTATCAGATCATTACCGAGATAAATGCATCCGTGGCGTTGCTTCGGGTTAACGAGGTCACTCCGATTAACGGCAGATTTGAATGTCTCCTCGACGAGCAAACGGCAGTCGAATTTGTTGCGACAATATCGGCGGCGATGAAGGCGTCACCCGAAGAAGAATTGGAATTGCACAGACTTTTACGCGGCAGCGGATTTGCGGATCTCGAAGGTTTGCTTGTTAAGGAGCGTTCCGGAAGTTTATCGAATATCGTGACCGGCATGACGCACTATGTCGAATTGCGGACAAGTGTAAAATCACGAGCTGCGAACTCTGAAAGCTAAGGTGGCCGACGACAGTCCGGCAGTTTAGCTCCCCTCAGCCCCTATTCCGCTCGCGCACCTGACGCCGCATCCGGACCCATCCTTCCAGGCATGGCATCGCGCAAAAGTAGACTTCAGAGCCAAGTGAAGGCGCTGTCGGCATCCGCCCATCGGAATGCGGCACGGCCTCGCACGTGAGCACCAGGCGCCAAGAGCGGCCGGTGGTGAGATCCGACCCGCAGGTTTCACACACTGCCGTCATTCCGCAGCCGTGAGCGCATCCGACGGCCAGCGCGGGATCGTACGCGGCGGCAGCGGCGTGCCCTGAAACTCTTGCGCGAAGGCGGCAGCCTCCGCCGCATCCGCAAAGCAATAAACCATCCGTTCCGTCCGCGCGTCGGTATCAAAATAATGGAACGTGCGCTTGCAGACGTTCCGCTCCCGGCAATAGGCCTCAACCCGAACGAAGCCACCACCGCGCACCTGGTCCGAGCGGATCGCCACGCGATAGGGCCATTGCTGGTTCACCGTCCATTTGTTGATCTTGATCGTGTCTTGCCGTCGCCGCATCTTTGCCTCACGCTACGCTTGAACCCCAGTTGTATGTTCCTATTTTGTTCTTGATGCCGATCGCGGTCAAGAGGAGAGGAGAAAGCCCTGTGTGCAACTGCTTTTCGCAATCTCGCTCGCGCGACGAGGTGGCCCGGTGGTTTCGGGTCTCACACAACCGCGCACCGGATTTCGATCCGCAATCGTCATTCTGGCCGAAGAGCAAAATTCCCGTCGTGCGCCACGCGGATGATGGCGCGCGCGAGATTGCGATCATGATGTGGGGGTTTGTGTTTCCGCAGAAGGATAAGGCGCCGCGCTTCGTGACCAACGTGCGCGACGACAAGATCCGCACGAGCCCGTTCTGGCGCGCGTCATTCGAATCCCGGCGCTGCCTGGTGCCGGCGACGTCCTACGCGGATCCCAATGGCGAAAAACCGGCCAAGTGGGTGTGGTTTGCGCTCAAGGGCGACGAACAGCGCCCGCTCTTTGCGTTCCCCGGCATCTGGCGGCGCTGGAACGGCCCCATCAAGAAGGACGGCGAACCCGTTGAGATTGAAACGGTCTCGTTCATGACGACCGATCCCAACGCCCTGACGCGCGAGATCAATCACGACCGCATGCCGGTGCTGCTGACGTCAGAAGACGAATTCGCGACGTGGCTCACAGGCAGCGTCGACGACGCCTTCGGCCTGGTGCACAGCCACGACCCAGCGCACATGCGCATTGTGCAGGCGGGTAAGGATAAGCAAGATTTGCTGGCGGCGTAAACGCTTCAATATAGCTATATATTTGAATTAGATAATTAGGGTGAAAATGTTTGAAAGACCAACGGTTTTTATAATTGGCGCTGGAGCAAGCAAAGAGATCAATCTGCCATTAGGATCTGAGCTCACAAAGAGAATTTCATCGTCTTTAAATTTCAACTCAAACAGCTTCGACCACCTTACTAGTGGCGATAAATGTATATTCCAAGCCGCCGAGATTAAACAAAACCTAGATAAATCAAATCGAATCCATCCTTACCTCGAAGCCGGACGCAAAATTTCACAGGGAATGATTCAAGCAATATCAATTGATAATTTCCTTCACGCACATGCAGATGATCCAAAAATTGTATGGATGGGCAAGCTTGCTATAGCTCAGTGTATACTAAAAGCCGAACGAAGCAGTCATCTCTCAGCGCAAGGATCTCAGCAACCTCTGACTGAGCTATCTAAAGTCGAAGACACATGGCTTTATGTATTCTTCAATATGCTTCACGAAGAAATTAAAAAGACCTCTTTGGAAAAAATTTTCGAAAACATTTCCATCGTAACATTCAATTACGACCGAGCAATTGAACACTTTCTAAAAATTTCACTAGTGAACTACTATAACATTAAAATGAGCGATGCCGTTCATTTAGTAAGCCAACTTCGCATTGAACACCCCTATGGGCAAGTGGGGCACCTACCATGGCAAAGCAACGAAAACTCAGTTGAATACGGAAAGGAAGTAGACGGCGCCCTCCTCCACAATATTGCAAGTCAAATACGAACATTCACCGAAAGAGAGAACGACGAGATGATCGTACGGACACGCGAGCTAATTAAGCGCGCAGAAGTCGTTGTTTTCTTGGGCTTCTCCTACGGTCGAATGAACATGGACCTAATCTCGGTTAAGCCTGCAAACGCCTCAGAAGTTTACGGCACCAGCTTTGGGATCTCGGACCCCAATAAATCAGTTATCCATGATGATATATTGCGTTCCCTACGCAATAGCAATTCGCCCCTTCGGAAAATCAATCTAGCGAACCTGACCTGCAAGCAATTTTTAAAAGATTACCGAGAACCGATTTTGCGCGGTGTCCGAAGAAAGAGAACATGAACGGCCAAAATTAGACAATCGCACCTCGCCGGAACCTTCTAGACCTCGTCAGTCCTCCTCGGCACTCAGCGTGTGACACGCCTCGCTCATCGCCCATTCCCTCTTGCCTTGTGATCCGTCGTTACGATCTGCGTGCGCCAGGTGATCTCGATCTGGCGGCCATCCCCCAGCGCCACGCGGCACAGCTCCCCATGCGCCAAAAACGCGTCGACGGCCTTGATCAGGCCGAGCACATCGCTGTCCGAAAAGGCGCCGTCGTCGCGGCCAAGGCGCCGCAACCGCAGCCGCATGGCCCGAATGCCGTCCGCATCGGACGCGCGTGAGTGGACGTCTTCGACACGACGCTCCCGGACAGGAGATTTACGGGCACCATAGTAACCCTTCAAAAACCCGCCCCACAGTTCACTGCGTGCACCGGTCGACATCGACAGAATTATCACCGCAAGCCAGATCACGCAGGCCTCGTCGATCTGGCCGATTGCGGCGTTCGCAAGAGCAAGGCAGGCCGCAAGGATGACAAATCCCGTCATGGCTTTCGCTTCTTTTGCTCGAGACGTCCGACCCGTTCAACGAGGCCACCCAGCGCCCACGTCACGGCGCCATAGCCCCAGAGAAAGGCGAATTGTTGCCACGCGACGGCGGAGCTATCCCCGAGATTCTCCCAGACCTTCGCAATGCCCATCAACCCAATTCCGGCCAGTAGAACCCTGATCAAGCTCATCCCCCAACCCCTTCCAACAAATCTTCCTCGCGTCGGATCTGCTCCAGCCACGCCACCAGCTCGCGGTCGGTGCGCGCGGAAAAGCGGAGCCGTTCGGCCCGGCTCAGGATTTCGCCCTCAAGTGTTGGCAGATGCAGGTCCGGCCCCATGTCGAGCCAGCCGTTGAGCAGCGGCTCGCCCATCGCCTCGTCCGAGAGGTGTTCGACAAGCCCTTGCACCTGCACGGCGAGGCGCTTGTAGTGCTCACCTGTGCGCAGCCACAGCCTGACGACGACGCCAAATTCCGAGAACGGGTCCTTGTTCCAGTTGCTGGTGACGGTGTCGGACGGCGACGTCGTTCGCGCCAGCCGCAACGGCCAGCACCCGCGATTGCCGCCAAAGCGCCGCGTGATGCGTCCCGACAGCGGGTCCTGCAGCTGAGCGGAGACCGGACCTGCTGACGCCACCACGCACAGCGCCACGGGGCGCATCTCGTCGAAAATCGCACGCTGTCTGGATGTCAGCTCCAGCCGACCCAGCGCCGGTGAGGTTTCATACTTCGGGCGCGGCGGCAGCGTGTCCGCCGTCGCCAGCCCGTAATGCGCCGCAAGCTCCTGTGCCGTTGTCAAGCCGCCCTCCTTCCGATTTGCCTGTCTCGATCTGCCAGCGCGGCCCGTTCCGCATGCACCGAAACCGTTCCCGCCGCCGGCCGGCCGTTGGCGGCGCGATGCACGCGCACCAGGCCTTCGGCAAAGTTCCGATGCGTCGTGTCATCGCTCACACACAAATCGCCCGCGATCGACCGCCAGCTTCGCCCCCGCGCCCGCCACACCAAAGCGAGCTGCGCGGTGGTGAAGTCACCGAACACGTAGCCGTAGCTGCGGTTGGCCACGCACAGTTGCGCGAACCATCCCATGGCGGTCAGGTAATCCTCGATGTCCTGCGGCAACGGATCGAAGCGCGCCACGCGATCGGCGATGTCATCGTCATCGCCCAACCCGTCCGCCGTTATGTCGGCGAGCGCGCGCGACGTCCGCACATCTTGCTGCCAATGACGGAACCCCGTCAGCCCATCCGTCAGGATCGCCCGCGACACCCGGGCTTCCGCTTCCGCAATGGAAACCAGTCCGGGCGGCGAATAGGTCACGCGGGTCGGGTCGAGCCACCAGCGCGTCCGGGTTTCCCCATCTGCTCCGTGCCGCGCGCCTTGCGCCCGCGCGGTTTCCCGGTCGGCTTCCATCTCGCGGGCCAGCTCGGCGGACTCCGCCTCCTCCACTGCGGCGAATCGGGTCCTGCTCGACCACATGCGCCCGGCTTGAATGCCGTGGATCGGTTCGGGAAGCGGCATTTTCCAGGTCGCAGGATTCTCCGGACGCCAGGCGTCCGGGTCCGGACCCAGCGCGTCGTCGCCATGGCGCGGCACGCCGGGCAGGCCGTCATCGGGCAGCATCACCGGCAACGGGCTCGAACGCCGGTCGTGTTTCCGCCGGGGCGCACCGTCGACCCAGTCCGTCCACGCGACCCATTCCGTCGTCGTCATCCAGACGTGACCGCGTCCGCCCTTCCGGGCGATGCGCGCAGCCTTGAATGTCCGCCCGCGCCACAACACCTCGACGCGCACACCGAGCGGCGGCAGTCCGTCAGCCGGGGAGTACCAGTTATCGCTCACGGCGCTGTCTCCTCGGCTGTCGCCTCGTGCGCCTGCGCGGGCGCGGCGCTCGCGCCGGGTCGCTTTGCTCCCGGACAGGTGGTTGCCTCTGCCGCGTCGTCCTTCCGCTTTTGGATTGCGTCATCTGTTGCGAACTGGCGGGTCCGAAGCTGCGCCAGAACCGCTTGTTCAAGTTCCGGCGCGCGGCACAGTCGCATGAGATCGTCAATCATCGCCCCGCGAGTTGGGCGCTTTGTCGTCGCCACCCGGAGCACATAACAAACCCGCTGCAATTCAGAGTTCCACAGCAGATTGAGCATGCGGGCAGTCCATGGCCACGAGCACCCCGCATGTGGCGCATTGCCCTTACACTTCCCCTCCGAATACTCCCACACCGTCGCACCAGCAGACGGCCTGAATATTGGGGCTTGCGGAAGGAATGGCTGCCCCTCGTTGTTCGTTTGCCATCCTGCAGAGTCGCACCACTTGCGATGGGCAACGACGATCACGTGATGCGCCACCTTGGTGAATTGTTCGATTTGGTTTGGGAGTCGATCGAGCGTGTCACGCTCAGATTTCAGCTCCATGAGGATCAACCGATCGGCCGTAATCACAGCAATGTCGGCACGGCTAATCCCGTTCTCCACGTTGAGTTCATGAACGATGCGCGCCGACGGCCAATACCGCCGTGCGAGCTGTTCCGCTGCTGTCCGAATCTCCTGCTCTGCTGTCCCCGTTGGAAGGCTCATCCCTCGGCACCCTCCGGCAAATCGACACGCTGGCCGCGCAGGCGGCCCTTGGCGCGTTTCTCGGCTTTCACGACGGTGAGCGCCTCCTTGACCACGGACATCGGAACCGCCGGTCCGCCGTTGATGCTGATGGTGCTTTCCGTGTCGGCGGCGGCCGGCGTCTCCTGCTCGTTCGCCCAATCGTCAAGCGGCGTTCCAGCCATGCCCATGGCGTGCAGGTAGACGGTTACGATCGCGTCTTCCTCGTCGCGCTCGGCCTTCGATTTCTTGCGCAGCGCGATCACCTTGCGCATGGCTTTCACATCGAAGCCCACCGCCTTGGCTTCCATGAACTTGTCTTTGATGTCGCCGGCGATCGCCTTCTTTTCTTCCTCGAGCCGCTCGATCTGCTCGATGAACTGGCGCAGCTGCGCCTGGCTGGAGGCCTGCAATGCGGTCATAGCCCGTCATCTCCCTCGTTGAATTTTCCGGCTTCATCGCCAAAGGCCTCCCAGCCCGGCCGGTCGGTGCGGGAATAGACATCGGCACGGCGCGCCGTCGGCATCATCTTTTCGGCAAGCTCATAGGCGCGTTCCGGTTTGCGCGAGTGCTCGCGCCGGGACTCCTCAATGAGGTTCGGCACCGAACGGCCATCGATCTTCGGATTGCCGCGCTTGGCGATCAGAAACGGTTCGCACACTGAGCGCAGCACGTAGCCGGTCCCCCAGCGCCGCTTGTTCCAGGCCCCCGCCGTCACGAACTCGAAGCCCCACACGTCGAGCACGCGGATTGCAAAATCGAGGCGGGGCGACGTCGCCCACATCCACAGCGCGCAGTTTTCTCGCGCCAGGTCCGCCACGGGCAACGCCAGAATCTCCGCGTCCGACATCGTGCGGTAATGCGGCTCCGGCCCTTTGCTTTCTCCCAACTGGGAATAGTTCTTAAACCGCCAAGCAACATCGATCATCACGAGATCGTAGGCCTGCGGAACCAGGTCGCCGAACGGCCAAGATGTTGGCCCGCCCTCGAACAGATCCGGAGAAATAAAGCTCGAGCCGCTTGCGGACATCACCTGTCCGGGAGCAAGGCGACCCGGCCGTGAGGCCGCCCCCGCGGAGCTGCGGCGAGGCGCAGCCGAGCCAACAGCAGCGTGAGCGAAACAACTCATCCCACCCGCTCCCGCGCATCCCGCTTTCGGCGCACGGCTTCAATCGCCCGCGTCAGCGAAAACTCCTCTTCGCTCTGCGGCTGCGGCGGAACCGGCGGCGGCGTTGGCGGGGGCTCTGGCGCTTCGTTGATCGGATCATGCGCCGGTCCACCAGTCGGCCACGGTTCGGGATACGGCGCCGACGGTCCACCAGAGACTTCCGCGAACCGGCCGATGGCCTTGTCGACGTCGTCGAGCGCGGCGCTCATCAGGCGTGTGCGCTGCCAGAGTGCGGTGAGGGCTTGGGCATACGTGCTCATGGGTGGGCGTCCTCCTGTGTCTCGGATGCGAAAATCGGGCGGCAGCCCAGCCGGCGATCGATGGTCTCGACGCAGCGGCGAAACTCGGGATCGACAGTCATCCGCTGTGCCGCGCGCCGCTCGGCATTTAGGATCGTCGCGTGATGCCGGTTGAGGACCCGCCCGATCTGCGGCAACGATCGCCCAGCGCGACGGGCGAGACATGCGACGGCGCAGCGCGCTGCGATCAAGTTGCGGTTCTGTCGCGGCCCGACAATCTCCTGCGGCGTCACGCCGAACTCGGAAGATACCGAGGCGATAATTGCCTTCACTCGGATCGGCGGACGATGCGTATCGGTCACGACCGCACCTCCTGGGCCACCGCCGCACGGGCTGCGGCCCGGGCCTCGCGCTGTGCCTTCTTGCGGGCGAGCTGACGAACGCGGTCATGCTCGTCGGCGCACGTGTTGCAGCGCTTGCGTTTCCCACCGCGCGCGAGAAACGGCTCCCCGCAGTCGATGCACGTGCCGCTCCGTTCAGCCATGGCTTAACCCTCCGTTCCGATTGCGATCAATTCGGCCCCAGCGCGAGGCAGTTTCGCCGTCACGACGATGGCGCCGGCGGCATGGGCCCGTTGCGCGGCGTCGGCGAGGCCGCGGGCGTTCAGTTCGTCGATCCAGGGCGCCCACTGCACGGTGTCGCGGCGGATCACGTGACGCACAGGCGCCGCAGCCGCCGCCGCGACGACCTGGTCCCGTGCTGCGAACGCCTCCTGCCGACGCGCTTCGACGGTGGCGAGCTCGACGAGCTTCGCCGTAGCGGGCAGGTCGCGGTGTTGGGTTTCGATCAGCTTGTCGGCGATGGCGCTCAGCACGGCCGGCGCAAACGGCTGCAGCCGGTTCTTGACCTGCCGCACGTAGGCCACCGCATCGACATGCGCCGGTGGACACAGCACGCCGACGAGCCGCGCCAGGAAATCGCTCGCGACGTGTGCGGCGATGGGGTTGTCGAACAGCAGCCCGATTTCGGATTGCGCGGCGGCCGTCCATCGGCCCGCCCAGCCGTCGATGGGATGCGGATCCGGTTCCGCCGATCGGTCGGCCGTCTGATCCGAAAACAAAGTCCGATCGTCCCCCTCTCTCTCGGCCCCTTGGGGGGTCGGGGGGGAAGTGGAAGGTTCTAGTGGATAGTTAGGGTAAACGTCGTTTACCTGGTGAGGCCTCTGAGATTGACCTGGACCGGGTAAAGCGCCTTGACCTGGACTGTCCGGGTTAACGGCGTTGACCTGGGCGGACGTGTCCTCAGGCGATCCAGGTAAAGCTCCTTGACCCGGCTTATCCGGGTTAACGGCGTTGACCTCGTTAGCACCCAAAATCGACGCGGGACCGCTCGGCAACACGGCATATTCCGGGAACTGCGGATGGTAGACGGTGCGCTGAATGCGGCCATCCTGGCCACGGCGCGGCGTCGCGGTCAGCAGCCCGTGCGCGATGGCCGACTGCACGTGTTTGATCACGGACGGCTTGGACAGCCCCGTGTCGGCGACCAGCGTTTCGATCGACGGAAAGCAGCCCTCACCGACGTCCGCGAGATAGTTGGAAATCGCCCAGCACACGAGCTTCGTCAAAGGCGGGATCGCCGCCTTGCGAACGGCGTCGCGCCAGGTCCAAACTGGAACGCGGTGAACGCTCATCAAATCCCCCTTCGTCCACAGCGCGCACCCAGCGCGCCACTTGACCGTGTCATCGAACAGTGGGACCGTTGGGCGGTTGCTGGCATGAGTTCGCCCGCACCGCGCGAACGGCTTCCACGCCGGCGGTCCTTCAGTCTCCCTGGTCGACCGGATATCCCGGCCCCGTTCTCACTGACTTACTCACACCATCGAGCCTCTGAGGGTGCCGCCTCAGGGGCTCTTTCATTTCGCTCACGCGACGCAGTCGCTCCGCGCGGGCGGCGCTTGCGCCGGGTCGCCTTGCTCCCGGACAGGGGCGTATTTCGTGAGTTTTTCGAGAAGGGCGTCGATGTTGACGGGATGCACTTTGAACGTCACCGCAACGACCCAGGGATTCACGTCCCAACCGGCGCCGCGCGCCTCGTTGAGGCTGTCCCAGAGTTGAGCGAACGGGATCGTCGCCCGCGAGTGGCAAAGCCCGCTCTCGTCATAGCCAAACCCTCGGACCACGTAGCAGTGATCTTTGACCTTCAACACACCCTCAGCGAGTGCATCCTCTTCGCTGATGTCCTGCAGGCGCTCGACCCGAACGTCTGTGACTTCTAACGTCAGGCGGGACGCGCGACGAGGCATATGGATTGAAGGACGCCAAGGCGACCTGAGAGACCCGTCGGCGTTGAGCACGGAAAACCCGTCGCCGTCGTCGACCCCCATCACGTCGTGGTCCGTCGCGCGGTAAAAAAAGTCCCGCCAATCTTCCACGACACCGTCGCGGCCGATGGGCCCCTCGCACCACGTCTCCCTCACCCAAAGCAGATCGCCGGGTGCGTATGGGCTATTATCGAAGTTGCCCTGATTAATTTCTCCGGCAAGTTCGCATGGCGCCAGTTCACATCCAAAGTTGACGTCTCTGCGCGCCTTCAGAACCCTCCGCGTCTGCGTCTTTCCGGTGCCGGGCTTCTCGATCTCGCGCAGGAGCGCACAGACCATCGGACCTGAAAACAGGATCGGGGTTACCTTCATGCCACCCTCCGCATGGGCTCGTGGGGCACCTGTTCGGGAGCGACTGCGACCCGGCCGGTAGGCCGCCCTAGCGGAGCTGCCCGAGCATCGCGAGGATCAGCAGCGTGAGCGCGACAAGCCGGGATTCGATAAATCCGCTCGCGAGCTTCGCGCAGACCGGTGCGCGGATCGACCGCCGACCGGTAGCGTTTGCCGCCGGTCATACCGGTGAAGTGGCGCGCCACGGCCACCCAGCCGATCGGGGCAATCCACTCCTCCATGCAGAACTCGAAATAGGCGTTGTGAACCTCGGCAAACGTGAGCGTCTGCGCGCGCGGCTCCTGCAGCCAAATCAAGAGTCGCTTGGCGTGCTCTATCGGTGGCAGCCAGCGCAAGCCCTGCTCGCCCTCCCAGCTTTCCGCCCGCGCATAGAGCGGCGTCTCGGAGTCGCTGTCGGCCGGTTTCACCGGTGGACGAGGATCGGTGCGCACCGGGCTTACCGGTTGCGCGAACCGGTCCGCAACCGGCGGCGGAAGCGTCCTAATCGGCACCGGAATCGACAGGACGGAAACCGGTGCTAAGAACCGGCGCACCCAGCGCTTGAGTCGGTTCGGCGTCGCGAGCATAAGACCCCCGTCTGTTTCAATCGAGAAACGCGATACTCGGACCGGCGACGCAGTACGCTAGGAGGGACCGGTCCGCCTGCTGTTGTGCCCAGAGCAAGCCATCACCTGGGCGGGGCCGCTGCGCGTCATGCGCAAACCCTCGCAGGCCTCCCCTCGGGATACCGACGCGCCCTAAAGAAGGCCCGCCACTACACCAGCGGGCCTAGTTTCAGGGACGGAAGCCCCATTGGGGGCAATCTCCTAACGCTAGCGACCCCTGAGCGGTTCAACCCCGTAGTGAGGCCAACACGCGGACCGTCCGCCGCCCTAAAAAGGGCCCGCTGCTAAACCCAACGGGCCAAAGTTTAGGGAGGAAACGCCCAAGTGAATGGCTCCGCTTGGGATACGCGAACGCAACGAACGCAATGACGTAGGCGGGTGGCTCGGGGAAATTGCCCGACATGAATCCCCTCTTGCGAGAGACCCTCGTCCGGTGGGACGTCATTTCCCCTTGGTATGCTAGGGCAGCCACCCATCGCCCCCTGAAGTTCCGGACGCGGGACAACTCAACCGATACGCAATTGAAACTCACGCGCTCAGACCGCTGCTGTCAGGCTGCGCGGCGTCCACGCGCCTTCGCCAGTTGAGACAACAGCTCGAGGGAAACACCATCGATATCCCGACAGCGAGCGCCTGTGACGACGTCGTCCCAATACGCGGAATGAATGCTGTCGCGGCGGCGCATCCCCTTTGCAGTGTTCTCCCCAACCCCGATGTCACTGCCGAACTCTCGCAAGTTCGGCCACGCATCAATCAGGTCTCGGAAGGATGTAAACATGCTATCTCGGTACAATACGTACCGAAGCGTGTCAAGCGGCAGGATGCGGCGACGTCTGATATAATCGACGCTATGACCGACACAGAGACAGAAAACGTGGCACAGAGCCGGCGCTTGCGCCGGGCGCGCGAGCACGCTGGTTTTGAGACTATTCGAGCGGCGGTGGAGCAGTTCGGATGGAATTACAATACGTACAAAAGCCATGATAACGGCAAGCGCGGCTTTAAAAAGCGGGACGCCGAAGACTACGCGAAAGCATACGGCGTCACGGCAGGATGGCTCCTCACTGGCGAGAATCCCCCTTATTGGGCAAGTGATTCCGGGGTCTCACAGACGAAGATATCCACACGTCGAATTCCAATCCTCGACTGGCTTGCAGTGGAAAGATACCTCGCGTACCGTAGCGGTACGATGGGTGCCATAGCGACAGCATATGCCGATATCAACACTCACCCGGAACTGGGTAGGAGGGTTTTTATGCTTCCTGTTCAAGGGGAAAGCATGGTTGCCAAACCACCTGTCGGTGGCGTTAGTTTCCACCCAGGCGACGCCGTCGTTTTCGACCCCGATGGCGACGTCAAACCCGGTGATTTTGTACTGGCAAAGTTAAACCTACTCGACGAACCAATATTCCGAAAATATCAGGTGCGGGGGCGCGACGAGGCGGGCGAACTTATATTCGATCTCGTCCCTTTGAATGAAGACTATCCGACAGAGCGCGTAGGCCCGAACAATCCTGGCAAAGTCCTTGCGCGACTCGTGCGTCACGTCCGAAATTTCTAGATCCGTCAGCCTTTCCCCTGTGCTACAAAGCTCGGCGGCCATGACATGTTGAGCTTGACGCCGAAGAATGCACGGCCACCGTCATCCCGCTCAAACCCGCCGACAATTTTTGCGCTGCAGGAACCTGTTTTTTCACCCAGAACAGTGCGATATTCGGCAGCCTTTTCACGTCGTAGATATCCTATCTTTTGACCGTCGATAAAAATCATCACCGCGTTCTCATCGTACGGATTGTCTAGTTCCGGAACGAGCTCCGCCATGACCTTGGGATGTCGGTCCCTCCCACCGTGGCGGCGATAGGATCGGCTGAGCGCGTCCTGATATTTGCTCTCCCCGACAACTTCCGTCGTCCAGCCCCTTCCGTGCTTAAGTTGAGTGGCGCTCACCCTCGGCGGAGCCGCGCTATTCAGCCCAAACATTTTTCCGATCCAAGACATATCGCTGCCTCCCTGAAAATGCGCAGTTTGCAGCGGTTAGGCAAACCCCAAAATCAAATCGTCAGAATTCCACCTTTTCCACACGCCGGTACAGGCGGGTACATTTTGTATTGACGCCGTTGGGTACGATATGTACCACTCATGGTGCGACTCGGTACTGCGACGACATGACCGACAAACATCAGGGGCACACATGGACATCACCGGCATTCCGGCCGATCCGGCCAAATTCCTCGAAACGACAGCCAGCAACGTCGAACTCGCAACGCTGGCGCACACGGCGCTGTCGATCCTCGCCAAGCGCGGCGTCAGCCTGCCGCCCACCCTCGTCGACGAAGTCGAGGAGGTGCAGATCGAAGCGCTCGCCCGCGAACCCGGCGGTCTCAAGAAGCTTCTCAAGCCCAAACTTGAGCTGGTCGGGTGAGGCTCGGTTGTTTCGCTCACGCTGCTGGTCCGAACGGCGTGCGCCGTTCGGGCAGCTCCGCGGGGGCGGACTTCGTCCGGGTCGCCTTGCTCCCCGGCTCTTCTAGCCGACTGCAGCGATCCTTCTCAGAGGCATCCGCCTGTCCGGGAGCGACCGCGACCCGCCGCGAATGCGGCGCGCCCGCGCAGGCGCCCGAGGCGACAGCCGAGGAAACAGCGCCGTGAGCGATAATTCAGACGACGCCGAACTCTGCATGAACGGCCAGCACGCCTTTTGGGCGGGCAAACCGTTCGACCCTGAGCAACCGACTCTCTGGCGCTACGGCTGGCTCTCCGCCGCTGCCATGGCGCGCACCACGCTCGACGAGCACCGCGCGGTGCTCGAGGCGATCCCACAGATCCGCGACGCCTTGTGCGAAGCCAACGCCGCCGTCCGTGCGCTGCTTCCCGCCAAGGCGACTCCGCGCCAGCGGCAGCTCGCATCGAGCGCCGCCCATCTGATCGACGAAACCCTACCGCGCCTTGAGTGCCCGGCAGCGGGGGCGCCCCTGCCCGGTCCGGCTCCCCTATCCCACAGCCGGCCGGGCAGGGTGCGAAGTAAGCGCAGAACCTGAGTGCCAACGCGTACCAACCGAAAGGAACCCTCAATGAAAAGTTTTCTCTACGGCGCGTGTGCGCTGCTCATTTCCACTGCCGCCCTCCTGGGCCCAGCGCACGCGGCGACGTCGTGTTACGGCGGCGTCACCCTCGGCCAGACCATCGCGCAATCCGATCTCTCCCTCGACGCTGTGGGCGGCCCCGCCGGCCTGGTCACCGTCGACAGCATCGGCGCCGACGGCATGTCCGGCGGCATCACCGGCGGGTGCGACTGGCGCACCGGCGCGTGGGTCGTCGGGGCCTGGGGTGATTACTCGTGGCATTCGGCGGATTTCGAGGTGGGTGCGTTCGGTGCACCGGGCGACCTGATCGAGTGGGACCTCGAGGACCAGTGGTCCGTCGGCGGCCGTCTCGGCTTCATGGCGACCGAGCGCACGCTCATCTATGGCCTGATCGGCTGGACGCGTGCGCGATATAGCGACATCTCGAGCCCAGCGCTCGGCGCATCCTTCGATATCGATGACCGCGACGGCGTCGTTTACGGCGGCGGCATCGAAGTGGAGCTCGTCGAGAACATCGTGGTAGGGGCGGAGTATCGCTATTCCGATCTTGAGGACGTGGACGTCGCGATCCTGCCCGGTGCGGCCAATCTCAACATCGACAGCGGCCTGCACACGGCGCGCGCCGTCCTGAAATACCGGTTCGACGTCGCCGCCCCCTAAGCCCCGTCGTACCGGACGGGCGGGCGTGCGTTTCTTGACCGTCGCGCACCCCGCCCCACCTTCCGCAACCCAGCGCCACGGAGGATGAGATGAGCAAGACAGCGGAATCGAACAGCTACACAGGCGAAGACTGGATACACCACGCCGCTGAAATTCTCATGCAGAACGTCAACGCCCCCGAGGACGTAATCTATCGTGCTGCGCGTATGCTTCGCGACCTCCCGCTCCCCCGGCCGGAGAGCAGCCTCGATCTCGACAAAGCTGAGTTTCCACTCGGGGATGGGCCTCGGCGCCGCATCGTGATGATCGCGAAGATAGACGCGGACGACTGGGACTCCCTTCAGGTCGAATTGCTTCATCTTACCCGTGAACTCGCGCGCCACGGACGGTTGTCGACCAGTTCGATTTCCGGCGGCTACAGTACAGGGCACATCATCGTGACGTCCGAGGACGGATCGATTGACCACGACTCCTGGGCGGCGGAGCTACACGCGTACCTCAAGACGATTACGGTGCAGCAGCCATGAGCACCGCGCCGACAAAGCCAGCCCGTTTGATTCAGATTAAGCAAACCCACTTCGGACCGATCGTCTGGATATCACCTTTAGGTGCAGGTGGAGATATCTGCGACATGGTGATCGTCGGGGTTCAGAAATCGTGCTTTATCCCTGTGGCGGTTAAACTTCCACACCAGCTCTATGTCGACAGCCTGACCCGCATGCTCGATGAGCATGAGGCGAATGAGATCCTCATCCTCCCGGCCCTCAGCAAAAATTACGTCCGTCTCGACCGCGATTTCCTCTCATCCGAGCCGCACCCGCGAACCGACCAGGATGCCCGTGAAATAGCAGCGTTTCGCGGCCCTCATGACGATTTAATAAGAGAGCTTGTGCGGGCTCTAGAACACGCGCAGGGGCACATACCGTATCCAGTGAAGTTGATCGAAGCAGCCCTCTCCAAGGCTAAGGGGGTGGTTTGATGGGCTGGTCAATAGGCTGGGATAGCAATTGGCAGCGTGACATCGGATACGGCGTGCCTTGCACGTGCGATCACCCCGATTGCAGCGAGGAAATCGACCGCGGACTCGCGCATGTATGCGGCGGCGAACCAAACGGCGGAGACGACGGATGCGGCCTGTTCTTCTGCTGTGCTCACCTCTACCTCGGCGTTGAGGGAAAAGAGCGCCAAGTCTGCGAGCGGTGCGCCGCAGGCGGAGAGCCGTTCGAACCAAAGCCCGACGTACGCGAATGGATCGAGCACAAGCTGACGTGCCCGACATGGCAACAGTGGCGTGACGAGCACCCGGACGAAGTCGCCAAGCTGGAAGAAGCAGCCCTCACTACGGAGAAAAGCAATGGGTGAGCGAATTACGGTCGTTTGGCGCGAGTGGTTCGACGATGAAGCCGTTGCTGAGCTTACGGCTATGGGGACGCTACCGCGCGATGAGACGGAAATCAGCGATTACGGTTACGACGGTGCCGACACGGCTGCAGAGGTCGCTAGGACAGTCCACGAGCAAGATTCCGAATGCTTCGTAAACGGCGGCAAGATCGTGATCCTTGAGCCCGAGCGATACGCTGGCATCTTTCACGTCCACGTGGATTTTGAGCCGAGCTTCAGCGCCACAAGGGACGCATCTCAATCAACGGGGGAAGAGTAGATGTCTGACCGTCGCCACGCTCTTCCACCCAGCCTGCCGCCGCGCGGGCTTTCCCGAGCAGAGGCGGCGGCCTATATCGGCATTTCGCCGACGACGTTCGATGCCATGGTCAAGGACGGCCGCATGCCGCCCGCGAAGCAAATCGGGGCGCGCACAGTTTGGGACCGCCTGCAGCTTGACAGGTTCTTTGCCGAGTTGCCTGATGCAGTGGTCGACGGCCGCCCCGCCGAAGCCGATGACGTTTGGGGTCAGGCCGCAGTCTGAGGGTGACTGCGATGGTTACGCTGAAGCTCAAATACGTGCACGAGGATGTCGACCGCCACGGCAACGTGCGGATCTACTTCCGTCGCCGCAAGGGCGCCCCGAAAATTCGCATCCAGGAATGTCCGGGAACTGAGGCGTTTTCGAAACGATACCACGAACTTCTTGCTGCATCGGAGGCCCCGCCGGTCCCCCCTACGAGCCTCAACCGCACACCGACACCGGGCACGTACCGTTGGCTGTGTGTGTCCTATTTCGGCTCCCCTGCTTTCAGGCTCCTCGATCCGAGCACCCAGCGCACACGCCGGCGCGTGCTCGAATCCACGTTTCAGGAGCCGGTCTTCCCCGGTGCCAAAGAGGCGTTCGCGGACTTTCCCCTGGCGCGCATCACCACCCGCGTGCTGAAGGTCCTGCGCGATCGCAAGGCCGATCTGCCCGGAGCCGCCAGCGACCGCGTCAAAGCAATTCGAGCGGCCTTCAAATGGGCTCTTGAGGACGAGCTGATCGCGAACAATCCAGCACGGGATCTCGCCAAGTTGCCCCTCTCCGGCACGGGGTGGCACACGTGGACATTGGAGGAGGTCGCGCAATTCGAAAAACGGCACCCCATAGGCACCAAGGCCCGGCTTGCCCTGGCACTTTTTATGTGGACCGGCGTTCGCCGTTCCGACGTCGTCCTGTTGGGGAAACAGCACGCGCGGGATGGCTGGCACCGATTCACGCAATACAAGAACCGCAATCGCAAGCCCATCATTCACGAGACCCCGATCCTTGACGTGCTGCAAGAGGTCATCGACGCCAGCCCGACCGGCGATCTGACGTACCTCGTTACCGCGTACGATCGCCCATTTACGGCTGCAGGATTCGGCAACTGGTTTCGTGAGCGCTGCAATGAGGCGGGTCTCACCGGCTGCTCAGCGCACGGACTGCGCAAAGCGGCTGCCGCCAGCGCCGCGGAAAACGGCGCGACCAGTTCACAGTTAATGGCAATATTCGGCTGGATGACGCTCGCAGAGGCGGAGCGCTACACCAAAGCAGCCCGGCGCAAGAAGATGGCGGGCGAGGCAATGGGCAAGCTGATCAGGACGAAGTGA